GGCGAATCGTGGTGTTGCTGCCGGTCACGAGGTTCATGGTGTTGCCGCACGCAGGGCCACCAACAAACGACATGTCCTCGTACAGGTTGTTAGAGCCTGCCATCTTGATAGCTCGACTCGATACCACGATGCCGCGGAACGTCAGACCGCTTCCGGGATTGAATGAGCCTGTGAAGATGACCTTGCCAGGATTCTGCGCCTCTATCACATCGCCGCTCATGAACGTCGAGCCCGTGATGTTCTGGCTGTATGTGCCGTCACATATCGGTTTACTCACGTCCATCAACGAACTCGAGCACTCGCCCGGAACCGTCGTGTCCGGAGGCACAACAACGGTATCAGGTGGAATCACCACGGTATCCGGAGGCACAACGACCGTATCCGGGGGTGTGACAATCGTGTCGGGGGGCAGCTGAATCCATACCGTATCTGCCGGAATGACGACCGTGTCCGGAGGCATGACTATCGGATCGGGCTTCACGTAGACGGTGTCGACCGGCCCCGCGACCGTGTCAGGTGGTGACTGCACGGTATCGGCCGGCAACCAGATCGTCAACGGATCCGAAGGAATGGTGACGGTATCACCTGGCAACCACACGGTATCGCCAGGAATCCAGATCGTGTCGGGTGGCAACCAGACGGTGTCCACCGGCATCTGGAGCGTGTCGGGTGGTAGTTGCAGCGTAATCGGGTCGGGCTTCAACTCGACCGTCTCACGCGGACATTTGGTCTGCGCACCGCATAGCAGCACCAGCAGTACCAAACCAGCCCTTCTCGCTAGTTTCAACATACAGCCTCCCTCATTGGGACAGTTCATGTCCCATCTGGAGTGAAAAGCTTGAGTTTCGACTCCAACCACATGCCGGCAGCCACAATCGTGACCAACGCCGGCACGCTTGGTACCTTTATCTCGAACGGACGCCATCCAGAGGGCAGAGGATTGCAGATCCGATCATCCTGCACGATCGAGTCGATCGACAACCTCAGCCACGGAGGGCTCGTCAGATACGCAGCTGCGGCCGTGCCTTCACACCGAAGACCGACCGATACCGTCGCCGGAGAGCGCACGACGTTCCATTGCCATACCGGGGATTCCAGCGTCGGAGGGATCGCCACCTTCGCACGAACATCGACGCCCATCGTGTCCGCGGCGTTCAGTTCGCCTACAGCCGTAATGACGCCAGTACTCGTATCCACTTCAGCGTCACGGCCAACCAACTCGCGCTCGAGGCTGTCACCGCGAATCTGGAGAGTCGCCAGCGCAGTCGCCCACGTTTCGACGCTATCCCGCATCATCTTACCGAACGCTTTCTTGGCGGCGCCTAACTCGACCTCGGCCTGATACGCCAATTGACGCGTGACGGCAACGACTTGCGAGTCTCCAAGCATCGTCAGTCGCACGATCGCCGTATCCTTTGCGGCGAGCGCGTTCGCGTGCGCAACGTCTTTGTCTCGAAGTTGACTTCGAAGAGACTGTGCCCAGAGCCAGGTTCCAACAATCGCGACAACACCCACTGCGGCGACCAACATGGCCACGACGGTTCGTACCCGGCTCCGCATTTATCCGCTCTCCTGGTAGGGTAAAGCGTCCATCCAGCGGACGTACTTGGTTCTGTTGTTGAACGACCTCACACGTTCGAACACGCCGTAGCCTTCGCGGCTACCCGACTCGGGAGCGGTGTTGCCCTCGCATGTGCGATAGCCGCCCGCAAGTGGCTCCACAACAAACCCTATGTGTCCGTGTCGGCCGAGCCTGGGGTAGTACAGCAGGAACAGGTCACCTTGTTCGGGAACGGGCCTGAGAAGACTCTTGGCAACCGCCCACTCGTACACGTCCTGCACAAGCGCGGTTCTCGGAACCGGCCATGCATGGCCGAGCACCTGACGGCCGATATTCCACGCGAACGCCATGCACCACGGGAGCCCCAATGGGACTCCACACTCCTGCAACCAGTAGTCAATGGCAACCGAGCGATTCGAGTTTACCGGATTCTCGCGTACCTTGCGGTACTTCGCTGCCTCGGCCAAGACGTTGATTGCCGGATCGGTGATGCTGGCGACGCGCGTCATCTTAGGTCGGCTCCGTCCCGTCGTCGGTACCCTGCTTCCGACGCTCGACAACCTTGGCGCTTGCACTCGCGATCGCGGCCCCAACCTTGCCTATCTGGGGAGCCAGGTACGAAGCGATGCGAGGACCAGCCGCCCAACTCGCCAGCGCAATGACGAGGCTTCCGAGCAGCGTGTACGCCGCGCCTGCCATCGCCACGACGCCACACGAGTCGAACACGATGAGCGCCAACGTCACGACGAGCGTGACCCAGAACGCACACCGCGCGCTCGACCAGTTACCCTGCTCGTCTCTCAGGAGACTCATCAGGTCCCCTTGAGACGCTTGCCAGATATCTGGTGCACGCCCATCGCACCCAACGCCGACAGAACCGCACTGATCGTCTCAGGCGTCAGTCCTGCCAGATCGCCCGGCAAGGGCATGCCAACGAACGTTCCGAGTTTGGTGAGCAAGAACGCCACGACAACGACGAGAATCTTCTTCACGTTTGCCGGCAACTTGCCCAGTAATACGTTCAGGCCCTCGATGCCCTGATATACGGGTCTAGTTGCGATCAACACCAGAGTCGGTAACAACAGACCCAACAACTCAACACCTGACGCTTCCATGATCCCACTTCCTTCCTTAGTAGCGGTTGCCGGCCCGATACGGCTCTCTGAACCGCATCGGTTGCTTTGACCGACGAGCGATTTCGCGCGCTTCGTTCCGTGCACGCTGTAGCGCCCGCTCGATTTTCAGTTCCATTTCCTGTCCACCCACCAACCAGAATTCTTCTTTGGCGACGTTGGCAGCTTCAGCGATAATCAGGAAACGCGCATCTACCGGAAACTCGATCGTGACATCGCTTTCCCATGCCGGATGTGTGTAGTGGTAGTCGAGGTAGACGGTGGTCGGCGGTGTCGCCGTTCTTGCCAGCCACAGTTGGTCACCGCGGAAGTAGTAATAGTCGCCTTTCCACTCGTCGTCCTCGGGATCGACCTCAGAACCCCACCTGTCGCCATTCGCTTCCATCAACGCAGACTTCCGTCGGAATCCGTACGCCCGTAGAAAATCGGAAGGCAAAGAGCAGTACTGGCCGCCAGTCGTGGCATCCGTGCCCGTCCAGGACAGTGCAGATGCACTGCGCTTCCGCCATCCGCCGTAGCGTTTGTCCAGCATGTATCGCTGGGCATTGCGACACCCACGAGTCAGGTAGGTGTACGCCACCTCGTCGGTCGACTCGCCCTGTTCGGTCAGAGCCGAATCGGACGAGTCGGTACCGAGTAGCCTGTAGAAGGCTGCAACGTGGTTCGCTACGGTCGTCAGTTCCATCAGTAGTCCGGCGTCATTGCGGCCCGAGTTTTGGCTTCAGCCACTTCGGCAGCGATCTCTTTCTCGCGCTCAATGGCCTCAGCTTTCTTTCCCTTCGAGATCGTTCCATCCGAATGCTCCCACCGCCCGACACCGGGAGCGGGAATCGGATACTCGACTTCAGGCTCTTGTTCAGGTGACGACTCGACCACGGTAGGCACGCCGTCCGGGATATTACCTACGTGAACGATCTCGTCGGGCATGGACAAAGCGTCGACTTGCTCCAGCATTTGCTGGCCAATGTCAACACTGTCGTCGACCATGCTGTCGACAGACAGACGTGCCAAACGTTCCACTGCATCTTCTGCACTCAGGCCGTGGTCGACCAGCAGTTCCGCAATTCTACCGCCACCCATCGCCTCGATCTTCTTCTTCCGCTCTTGAGCGGCAAGTTCCGCCTCGGTCGGGAAGGCATAGTCAACCATCTCGACATGACCGTTCCCCTGATCCTCCAGGTAGAACAGCTTCTCCACTTTGACGATCTTGGGTTTGCGGATCGCAGTGATCCGTTCGCCCGTTCGGCGATCTGTCTTCCATCGCTGCTCACCCGTCGCTGGGTCGATGTCCGGTTCCGGCTTGTTCATGAGCATCGTGCGTTTGAACAACTGCTTGCCGTGATGCGTCGCCCCAGCCGGTACTGAATCGTCAGGCGGCTTCATTGGCGCCTGAATCCGGGGGATCTCGTCTAGCGTTCCTGGTCTTGCCATTGTTCTCTCCTACTGGTTCGATTCCATGAGGTCTATCCCAACCCGATGAAATGGTATTTTGAGTCGAGAACGACGCTTATCCATCTGTCTGTGTCGACTGCGTTCCCTGGCGTCGTTGAAGATCTTGTCGCGGTTCGCTTCGTTCTTCTTTCTGACTTCCCGCAGACAGTCCTCGACCGATGAGTACTGACCGCGACCCCAAGTGTTTCCGCGCTCGAGGAACTGCCGTACCCCGGACGCGCCCATTTCCACGATGTTGAGCGGTATCTTCTGGTCTTCCCATCGCTTCGCCTCAGGGTTGTGCTCGACGAAGAACACGTCCTCGGTTGGCGGCTCCGGTGCAAGTCCCTTCTGATACGACTGCAAACGCAAATCGTCTGATTTCAGTGTGAATCGGGCCATCCAGACGAACCGGCCCTTGTTGAATGGGACGAGATGAAGCGTGCCATGCCGGTCATGTTCGCGGGCATAGAGCTCAACCTCGTCGGCGATCTCGGCCGGAGGGGCTGTTACGCCCCTCTGACCGTCTAAGGTGACTATCACGAAGGCGTCCCCTGTTCTCGGGTTGTGACCGTGTCGATTGCTGTGCTGTTGGTCAGCGTCGCAGGACCGGCCGCAGGAATCGTCGCAGTTACAGACGCAGGAATCGTGGGCTGATCCACGCCCTGACCTGTACCGCTCTGATCCGTCCGATCGAACGCCGCGTACGTTTCGCTTGTGAAGGTGAAGGTTCCATCAGTGCCGGCACCGTCGTCGGTACCGTATGTGAAGGTTCCGGCTTTCGCGTTCTCGCAGGTGATGCGTCCCAAAACCGGGAAGATTGCCGGTATTCGGTCCTGTACGTTGTCGAGTGCTGTGGTAGCCGCAGCAAGATCGGCGTGAGTCATTGCTGACACCGCTCCTGCAATACCATCTGACGCCAGCGCGTACACAGACGCTCCGTCAAGCCCGACTACAATCAGGTGCCCACCGAACTGATTTTCGCCGATGGTGTCCGCATCGTCAAATGCGACATCGGCTCCGGCCGCAATCTGCGCGACCTTCACACCCTGCGTCTTGCAGTCGATGGTACCGTGCGAGAAGTTCGTGTCCGAACTGCCGATTGCGATGGCAGCACCCATGTCGGCCGTTAGGCCGGCCGCACGCTGCCGAGGCTCCTTGCAGTAGTACACGTTTGCGGCAGTCTCACCGTTCACATTGTCTGTGCCGATATTGAAACCGCCGTCTGAATGAATGGTGAAGTAGCCGATTTCGACCGTGCTGGCTGTTTTCGCTTTCGAGGCCAAACTGAGAAGCGCGTCTTCCTCGTTCGCGTGCTGCGTGTCGCCATCAGCCGTGGCCGTGACCACACCCGTATCGGCTATCTCAATCCGCCATGCGCGCCACTTGGTGTCATCGACGTCGCCATCGTCACCAAGCGTGATGGTGGTGTCGAGTGCGGTTTCGTAGACCTGGCCGTCTCTGCGCCAACGAATACGACCGGCGCCAGTCAGAGTTACCGCCGCACCAGCGGTGATGGTGTAGTCGCCCCCAATGACACCGTCTAGTCCGTGCTCAAACTCCAGCACGTCGCAGATGTCATCTAGGTCGCCATCGACCTCCGTACACCATGTATTCGACGCGTCCAACGCCGCCTTGATCGTTGCATGGTCGGTGATGAGTTCGTTGCCCAGCGCGGCCGCCTGATTGCAGATGGCTCCAACCACCCACAGGAAAGACTCCTGCGGGCTCTTTGCCGCGTTGGCTGCGCTGGCTGCTACCGTTCTCTGGGACATCTCCTGTTTCTCCTTACGGTATGGTGGACGGGGTCAGAAACCCCGCCCTAGCCAGCTCAATAGTTCGGGACGACCGAGTACTGCGTATCCGTCAGGTCGGTCGAAATTCCCGTCAGCGCGCCATTTGAACCGCGCGCATTGCTGAAGTACTGCATGTACTCGCCGACGTGCGCTTCCTTTCCGTCGAAGTCGGCGATACGCCTCCACATCGACCCGTCCTCGTCGAAGAAATCGGCGTCTCCGCCGAGATTGATCCGGAACAGGCTGTCCTTGCGCACCGTCATCAGGATGTCGTGGTAGAAGTGACCGTCTTCGATGACTTCCATGTTGCCGATCGTGACACCGGCATACCCACCCTTCAACATCCCGCCTTCGTACGACTGCTGCTGATAGCCCATCATGGTGCGGGCAAGCTGCGACGTGATTGACGGGAACGTGATTGCGACATCCGTCATCGGACTGACGGCCATCTGTCGCTTGACACCCAACTGACGCCAGTGCTCCTGCACCTCCATGTGATCGAACGTGCTCGAGGCAACCCTGTAGGGCTTCCAGCGAGTGTTGCCCGACTCAGCGATTCCGAATGCGGTCGACAGCGCGGCAGCCGGATCGACGATGGTTCCCAACCCACTCGGGGCCAGGTTCCGCTCGGCCTCGAAGTAGTCGGTCGCGATGTTGGGTGTCGTGCAGAAGTAGATCAGGTCGTTGGCAGCGAGGCTGTTGCCCGGCTCCCAGGTGGCTGAAGACGTGACAGAGATGGTCCGCGTCGATTCAGTGATGGCACTGATTATTCCTGCGCCAGCAATTGCGGTACCGTCTACGTCGTACCAACAGATCCGTGCCCCCACAGCCAACTGCGCCAGCGGGTCAGAATCGGCGTTGCCGTACGCATCCTTGATGACGAAGGTGTCGGAGTCGGTTCTACTTGAAACCTTTCCAACGAGCCCCGACGCGGCGCCGATGCTATGCCGGATTTCCATGAGTTTCCACGAGAACCAGAGATCCATGAAAATGCGGTCACTCAGGTTCATGTACGAACCAGGCTTGCGGATCCTCTTCTCGTAATGGTTGTCGATTGCGATACGCCTGTACCGACGTACCGGAGTGAGCGACCCCTCGACCGCGTCCCTGCTCTGTGCGTCCGGCAGGTTACCGCTCGAGGCCACCGCACCAGTCACCCAGTGCAGATCGGTCGCGAACTTCATGCTTTCACCGATGAGTTCGTAGTCGCCTGGGCCTGCATCTTGGAACACTGACGCAGCCGGCGATTCACAACGTGCGTTGTCTACGACATCATTGGTGAAGATGTCGTGAACAAGGTCATCGACCGTCGAGGTCGTCTCGACCTTGTTGTATTGGCTTCCGAGTGCCATTTTCGGTTACTCCTCGCCGATTTCTCGGCGCTCTCGATTTCTCCTTTACTTGCGCTCCATTGCGCGTCCTCGTTGCCGAGCACGCATGCGCGCAGCTTTCATTCGTTCGTTTGGAGGCAGTTTCGAGAGGTCTATCCCGTCGTCACCTAACTCCGTGGGCACACGACTGCGGGTAGCACCAGGCACCTGCGCAAGCGGATTTGGCTTAGGCTTGGTCTGGTTCTGTTCGGCGAGTGTCTTTTTGTACCCTTCGATCGCTTCCTGCCTGATGCGATCAAGTTCTGCTTGCTTCGCCGCGGCCTCGTTGGCGGCGGTTTGCTGCTGTTGCTGCTTTTGTGCTAGGTTTCGTTTCAATATGTTTCGCACGGCGGGCTCGTTAACGAATCGAGACCGGCAGTGCTTTACGAAAGCGACATGCATTGCTTCGGTATCACCGGGCTGGATGTTGCCATAATTACCCTGTGTGCCAAGCCCCAACTCGGCATTGAACGTATGCAGAGCTCGGGCAAAGATATCCCTGTATCCGGGTAGTTGCTGCACCGCTGGTGGAAATGCCGCTGCAACCCGAGTGTACGCCTCTTGCGTCCAGCGCTGGCCGGCTTCTTCGGCCTGTTTGGCGTCGATCTGATGAGCTTTTTCTTGGTACAGCTCTTCAACGATTCTCTGGCGCTCGGCCTGGGTACCAGCAAGATACGCGTCGGCCGTTCCTTTCGGAGTCAAACCGTCTTCTTCTTGCTGCCGGATGTTTTCTGCGACCTGCATCGCTTGTTTGTACTGGTCGCTCTGTTCGTACTTCTGCCGCGCTTCTTGTTCCGCTTCGTTTCGCGCAATCTGTCTCTGTAACTCGACGTTCCGAGACTGCACCTCTTCAAGTTGTCCGCGCCTCACATATCCGTTCATCAACGCACGTATCTGACGTGCCTCGAACTCGTTTCTGGCTACGAACTCCTTGACACCACCTGAAGCAAGTGGATGGTCTTGAGGTACTTCGATGGTGATGTACGACGGCTGCGTAGGCGTTTCCTGCGGCTTATCACCAGCCTGCGCTTCGGAGGTCTGAGACTCAGTTGGCTTTTCTTCAGGTTGGCCCGTAGGCTCTTGCTTAGTTTCTTCTGTGCTCTCATCCGACTTGGGTTGGGCTTCGACCTGCTCGGTCGTTTCAGTTGCACCGGACTCCTCTGTCGTCTCCGTTTCCGCGGAACCTTCCGTTGGTTCCCCTGCCTGTTGTCCTTGCTTCTGCTGCATTGCGTCACGCATTGCAAGCGCACGTTCCCGCGCCGACTGTCGCGCTTCTTTCATCGACATCGGTTTCTTCTGGATCTGTGTTTCTTCCGTTTGCGTCGTTTCCTGGACTTCAGTCGAGGAAATCTGTTCCACGGCTTCGGCGGCTTCGGGCGCGGCCTCTGCTGCTGCCTGTGGTTCAGTCGTCGCTGGGTTCGTCATCTCATCTCCTTGGCGCGACGTACGCGGCGCCGTTTATGTCACGCGAGCACAGCCTGCGACCCGCCTCCGGTGGCCATCTCTTGGGCAACCGCTCGGCGTCCATCGTCGTTGGGCTGTTGGGGTTGTGTCGTTTGCTGGCCAGGTAACTGACCCATCGCCTGCCTCTGCTGCTGTGCACGTTCGGCCTGCCACTGGAAGTAGGCGTCTTGCCTACGCATCAGACCGTAACGGGCAACGATATCGGCAGTCTCGTCCTGTATGACTGCCGAATAGGCTGCCAAATGGGCCGGCAGGTCGTCATCGCGAAGTCTCGGGAACTTCCGCTCGAGTGCGATGGCGACTTGCTGGGCCGCCTCTTTGACCCACGGATGTCCCGGGTCGGTTTCCTGCATACCGTTGGCGCGAACCTGAGCCGCTAGGTGAATCGCCGCCTTGGCTATGATCTTGGCACGCTGGCGCGCGACCGCCTTGGCATCGTCATCGTCTTCGATGACTTCCCTATTGGGGTAGAGCCGCTTCGCACGTTCTGTTGTGAGAAGCGGTCGCCCATCGGCACCGCGCATCTGCACCAACTGAAGGATCTCTTGCGATACAGCTTCTGGCGTCGGACCAAAGGCGTTGACTAGACGATATTTCGGAGGACGATCGGAAAGCTTCGTGTTGTCGACATATGGTTCGACTAGGTACCCGTACTCGTCGCCAGCGGCTTCGATGAGCGACGGAATGTCACCGTACATCTTGAACTGCTTCCAACACTTAACCGCGAAATCGCAGGCTGAGCGCCGGAAACGCTGGTTGACCGTGCTATGGATAGAGCTGTCGGCGTTTTGAAGCGCCATGACGGTCTTTGCTGCTGTTCGAGAACCCAACGACTCGCCACGCGATGCGGCCTGGTATCCGCCTACGGTATAGAGCGCTCTGCGACACATGTCAGCTTGGCGCTCCAGTGCTGCCAGCACTTCGGGCTGTTGCTTGATTACCTGTGGCCGGAATCCCGTATGGCTGATTTCAACTTCAAGGACATTGTAACCGTCGTACTCGGCCATGTCCTCAACAACACCGCCCGGAACTACCATGGGCGATTGGCGCATTTTCTCGGTGTAGGCGTAGTGCTTTGAAATGGCGAGGTTCAGCCGAACCTGATACTCGTCGAGATCTTCAACCCACGGCTTGCCGTAGATGTCGTCGCCACGATGATGCGAGTAGAAGTTCGTCCATGAGTAGTCGCCGCCAGGTAGGTCTTGATCGGCAAGCAAGACCGCATGGTCCGCTCCTTCGCCGCGCATCAGATCGACAGCGCCAGGGACGGCGATGATCTGCAACCGGCCCATCGGCCAATCGACATCGATCCCCGGCAGGACTTCCCGACAGACGAGGATCATCAGTTCCTCATCGTCGTTTTCGCCGCGTCTCTCGGAAATGGCGGGAGAGCCGTGCATCGAAAGACCGTCGCCCTGCCACCCACGAATGAGCCGCTGATATTGCGCCGCCGAAGGGATTCGACGCGTACCCTCGAGCCCTGCGACTCCAGGTAAATGACCAAACGCGTTCCGTACCAGTTTCGCCGGCAACACACGACCGTACGAGCACCAATGAGCCGAACTCCGTTTGGCACCGACATCAAAGACCGTGTCGAGCGGATTCCCGAGCCAACAATCAATCATCCCCGGTTTCGGGTCGATCATCTGCATGAGTTGTCGTTCAGGACTGTCCGTCGCCGCGGGCCCCACTGCCTCGTACTGATCCTGCTGATCCGACCGCCACCACACATGAACCGGACAGAATCCGGCTGGCATCGCCGAATACATCGCGTCCCGGAACAGGCCGTTCAGGTCCTGTTGGTGTGCGACGTGGTTCATCCAGAGGGTGTCGATGAGAGCTTTGTCTTTGGCTTCTCGGTCGGGCAGGGAATCCGCGAAGTAGCGAAGCGGCATTGTGGTGTGGTGGGCGACGGCGTTGTCGACGACGATCCGTAGCAAGTTCTCCGATTGCCTGTAACCGCCCGACGCATCTCGGGGAATGACGATGCGCTGCCCCTGGTAGATGTCGGCGTACTGCATGTCGCCGCTGCCATCTATATGAAGGAATAGCTTTTCACTAATGAGGTGTCGTTGTCGGAGACTTCGGAGGCCGTTTTTGTGGAGTTGAAGTACTTCGTCGGCGATTGCACGGGCGGAACGTTCCCCAATAGCATCTACCTCGTTCTGCTCGGGCAGAGGCGCGACCACTACATTCGGTCCTGTTGGTGCGATCGCTGTCATTGTGTCCCGCAAACGCAAGAAACCCCGAGACTCACAAGAGTCCCGGGGCCATGATTGCCCCGCATCTGAGCGGGATCGTGTCCGTCCGGTAGCTGTTGTACTGCCGTTACGACATCAAGTTACGGTCAAAATGGCAGTTTCGTCAAGTGTCCTGGCTCACTCGTGTGGTCAACGCCCGTTGTCTACCGGAACTCCTGTTCGAGCTTTCAGCCGCTCGACGTCGTATTGTAACTGCTCGACCTGCTCATCGCGCTCACGGCGGTCGCGATTGTCACGATGACTCGACACGCAACTACGGAATACAATCACCAGACAAAGCATACATACAACAAAGAGCAAATTCTTATGCGTTGCCGGATCGTCCCAATCATTGGCCATACTCTCAGTCTCCGTTCGGCGGTCCACCTGGCGGGTCGCCGGGGTCGCCTTTTTCGATGCCGAGTTTTTCCTCGATCCTCAAGATGTCCTTGCGGACGCGTTTGCCCCATTCCGCCATGTCTGCGGTCCACAGATACAGCCACTCGACGAATCCGTTCGAGTTGTCACGGTTCAGGTACTTCAGCCTTGGCGGCGGGTTCTGGTCTGATTTCCATTCCGAGCTCATTTCAATTCTCCATATCTAGTTCTTTTTCGGAGGCCGCATCGTTTCGGTCCTCCGCACTCCCGTCACTCCACCCTGGCTACAGTCGATCTCGATCTTGCCGGTGAATCCCTCGGCAAGGATCCGAGCAATCATGTGAATTGCCCAAATGGCGGTGCTTTTCAGGCCCTTCAGGAAGTCATTCACCCTTCTTCGCTCTCCGGCTCTTCGGGCCCTGGCATCGGTTCCAGGCCCAAATGCTCCTCAATCCGCTCCAAACGCGCCAGAACCGGCTCGATATGTTTTCTATGGTATCTCCTGAACACCAACGCCATCCGCTCGCCGACTTCAGCCAACACGTCCTGCTTTAGCCTGTCAAAAACCTGATTCGCCTGATCGCGCTGCATGACAGACTGCGCTGCCTTCACATCACGCTGCGGCTGCCTACCTCTGCTTTTATGGCCCATCGCCTGACTCCTTCGGTAACATGTCGGATTCGATGCTTTCCCAAGACTCACCGGTCCTGTGACGACCAACGCACTGCTCAATGAGTTCGTGTGCCATCGCCGAATTATCGAATGACTTGAGATGCCGCATCAGGCGCCGTGGCATCGGTTCTCGCGGCTTCTTCGGCCCTCGAGGAACTTCTCCGACGCCATGCTCAAGACGGTCCATCCGAACGATATGCGCCATCAGTTCGTCGTTTTTCTCCCGGAGCCGGTCACGTTCGTCTGCAACCGTTTCGTAGGCTAGGCGCGACACCCACGGCCAACGAAGATTCATGCTGCGCCCCGTTCCTTCGTCTGCGGAGGATTCATTTGATCAATTCCACGGTCCTTGTTGACCGTCTTCGTTAAAGAGGGCGGCCGCAACTTCACACAATGCCACGCCGGCCAACTGGTTGTACGGCGGCTCGATCCAGGTAAAATTGAATTCGTCATGCGCCGATCGAGCCACCGCTCTCCATGTGTACCCAGACTGCACGCGCCAAATACGTATAGCTTTTGCAACATCAGGGGTCATGTCGCGGGTGGCGCACTTCTCGAAGTAGTCAGATGTGTTTTTTGCCATTTCAGCTAAGATACGCACGGCGTCACCCGAAATCTCAATCAATCCATCACCAGTAACGGCTGGCCTCAACATCTCGAAATCAGCAGGATCGACGTTGCTCATGCTCTCTCCCAATCGGGGAAATACTCAAAGTCCTTCTCGTACCACGGCAAAAACGGCGTCCAGTCGAACGGCGTCCCGCCCGGACATCGCCAATCGTGGCCATTCCCGCGATTGACATGCTCTAGGGCAGGTAGGTCGTACTCCTCACGCAACCCGTCCCATCGTTCCTGTAGGTGCTCGAACAACACCACGTCGTCGATCCTAAACCCTTTTGTCACATACGATTGCGGCCACAGGTGCCAGTCGACAGCATGCGGCCCTTCGCGATTCAGAATCTCCTCGTGAATCCGGTGCGCGAAATGCTCTGGGGACACGTAGTAGGGATTGAACATACCCGACGTGAGCCTGTCCCACGGATGCCGAACGACCGTGATGGTCCGGAGCGTTAGGTTGTACGGTATCGCTTCCTCGGCCCGAATCATCCGACGAATCCCCAGGGCTTTCCGGATCGAACTGCCCGCCACCTTTCGGTGAATGATCCAAAGCAAACCGTTCTTCTCATCGACATGGAAGTTCAGCTTGGGCTGTGGCGGATTTACGACGGCCTTGTGTCCCATCAATAGCGATCTGTCCAGGGCGCTGGGACCCGCAACCACTTTGCTTTGCTCCTATCAAGACTTCCTATAGGTGCCCCGGCGACTATGTAATCGTGGTACGGACCCTTCCAAAATCTCCACTGCCATTTCATGCAGTAGAAAAACCCCGCTCGATAGTCGGGAATGCCCGGATCGTATGCCAAGAAACCCAACCACATCAAGAATCGTGCGATCTCCGTTGGTCCGTGGAATTCACGCAGGACAGGCGTCGACAGCCGAAGTGCCTGCCTCGATGATTCGTGAGGATCATCAGGCCCCAATCCACCGATCGCTTTGTAGAACCTCTGCCAACGAGTCATTTCGTATGTTCCCATCGCTCTCTGTAGGCCATGATGTCGTCGTGGCAATCGTCCCACGTCATTTTCCCGGCCACGTGCTGTATGAACAGCCATGTCATGTGCCCGAAATCCGCCTTCTGCTCAACCGACGCGTTCTCGGATGGGCGGTCGATACGAACCCCTCCCATGTTCAGTCCCACCATTTCACCGCGAGCATGCCTTTGCTCGCGCAACAGCAGCATCCCCTCATCGTGAAATTCTTCGATGAGAGGATCCTTCTGGCGACCCCAGAACATCACGGCAACTCGGGCGGGAAGATCATGAGATCGCCGATCTTGAGGCCAACGAAACGCTTGTCCTCCATCCAGTTCTGCACCAGTTTGGCTTTGTCGGGATGAATAGCGCCGACCGCCATCAAATTCCCGATCGCCAGCCGAGCTCCGGTCGCGACCCAGAACCGCCGCTCCTCGCGGGGGGGTCAGCTTCTTCGCTGCCGTCTTCTTCCGCTTCGCCGGAGCCTTCTTCTTCGCCGCTTTCTTCACGCTCTTCTTTTTCGTCGCCATATCTCATCTTCTCCTTGGTCTGAACATCCGAGCCATTTGCCGTTCTTTGATGGCCTGCTCTCTCTTCATGCGCTTGAACATCTTCTCCAGGCCGATATCACGGTTGGGGCCTGGGACAACGATGCCCGCAGCTTTCATCTCTTCTTCAGACGCTTCGCGCCTCATCGGTCGCCGGTCCCGCACCCAATTCCAGTAGCAGGCCGCATCCCCCTTATCAGGGCTCCGACCTAGCCGTTTCCTGATCTCTCGCTTGGATTCCACGCAGATGGCGCCGTTCCGCGTCTCGTATGTCGGGGTCGTGAGGTCTTGGAACAGCATCTCGTCGTTCGGCAATGCGATCCGGCCAAGACGCAGGTCCTCGCGCATCCGCCACCACACCTGACTCCGCAGATTGTCGTACTCCTCCGTCTCAACAACCTTAGGGCCGGCAGCTTTTATAGTTCCATCCTCACGCACGTCGGTGGCACTCCAGCGCGACTCCACGTCCATTTCGGGGATTGCCTTGGCATTCCCCGACACCTTCTTGATCCTCATCCCCAACTTCCGGAGGTCGTTCACCACCGAAGCACCGACTCCGACGCTATCGACTCCGATGCGCTTGGGCTCGATCGGATTCTCGCGATCGGTTGCTTCCTTGTAGACTCGCGGCCCTATCTCGCCAGCATCCTCCTTGACCTTGAAGCTTTCGACTTCGGTGAGGCATGCACCCTGACCTCGAGCGATCGAGGCGTTGTCCCCCGAAGGCGTGTCGGCGACATCGACGCCTAGCGCGAGGTCGCCCTGCCGGAACCGATCGTCACCGTAGCGATTTGCCGCCGCGACGCACCACGCCCATTTGATAAGCGCGTCCTCAGCTTCTTTAGGCGATATACCGCGGATACGCGACTCGTAGAGCCTGCTACCCTTACCAAGCTTCCGAATTCGCTTGTTGAGCCGATTCAGGCCAATCGCACCAGGTACGATGCGTCTGCCCGTAACGATGTTCGGATGATCGAATGCGCTGATCCGGATGTGAACGACATCCTCGTCAGTGCAGAACTTGTGGAGCTCATCTTGCTGATGGTCCGGGTTCCCAAGGGCAAGATGGAGGTTGTGGTCGTCCGTCCGAGTCTCGCTGATCGCCACCATGATCGCCGAGTTGATGCCGGGCGTTTCCTCAGTGATGAACAGCACATGCTCACCGTGGATACCCTGCGCCTTCGTCGCCGACTCCTCGTTCGCCCCGACGCCGCAGACAAACGCCCAAGCCGCCCAAACCTCTTTTTCCTCAACCGCCGGCTTCATGCGGAGAACGCCAGTCAGTAACTCCGCTTGCGGGAAGTGGATCTTGAACTTCGGCCACAGCTTCCCGATTTCCTTCCAGATCTGGCCGAGCAACTGACTCGCCTTAGGAGCGACCGTAGGGACAAGAGAGTCCGGGAAGCACGCTAGGAACCACAGCGTAATACAGGCCGAAAGAAACGTCTTGCCCGGCCCCGTCGCGGATTCGACCCCAACGTCTTTCCAGTCGGCGATGGCCTCAAGAATCTTCAGTAGGGGATCTTCGTCACCGTCCCACTTGTGGCCTTCGTAGCCCTCGTTGAGCGACCACACGAGCGTATGTCGCGGGACACCCAGCTTTTCTTCTATCCAATCAAGAGGCCGCGTTTGGTACTCGACATGAGCCTGAGTCGAGCTGACCCATATTCCTTCATACTGCGCTTTCGCCTTCGCAGCCCGGGCTCGCTCCCGTTCCTGCTCGATCGCCGCCTTCGTCCACCCGCCGCGCGCAGTCATCCTACCACCGGCACGGAAACTTGGAGGGTGCGCTCTATGGAAACAGCAAGCGCCTCGTTCGGCACCTTACGACTGACAACCCCCGACTCGGTACCGTGAATCGCGCAACCTGACTCGAGCGCCTTCCACGTTTCCCACAGCTGGGCGAAAATACGCTCGGCCAAGGCTTCGTAGGGGTTGGTATAAACAACCTCCCACTCTTTCGGAGGTCGCACGCTTGAAGGCAACCACAGAGCCGCCGCTGTCGCCGTTGACCACTTCAGAAACGAGCGACGGTTCATCGTAACGCTCTCCCACATCCGGGGCACGGTGGCGGTGGTTTGGCTTTCGGGCCAGCGCACCAGCCCCACCTGTCGCGACAACCACACATCAGGGGCAACCAGGGATTGGCGTTGGAAGAGGTGAAAATCTGCGTCCACTCGCCGAGTCGGTCTATGTAGTACTTCTCAATCTTGAGACGTGTAGAGAAGGGCAGAAATCGCCAGAATGGACGCCAGAATCCAGGTATTATTGAACATCTATATCTCTTCTTGCGAGATCTCATTACTGCCCCAGCGAAGGAAGGAGTCCGACGATTCCCCACCATACGTCGGACGTAGCGGAGGCTGAGCGCTCAATGAGCGTGTGGGACTGCGGGGGGAACTGCATTAGTTTCGCGCCGCCCTTCGGTGGATCTCGATGACCATGCTATCGTGACTTCTTTGAGTTTCCGCCGACAGCGCTACAGATACCGAACCATGCGCTTGCGCAACCAGGAAACGGCGCAAACACCTCACACCAATAGCCAATGCACCGGTGGGGTTTTCCGCGTACTCCGGGTTCAGCGGCCCGTACCCGACACACAGAAACACAACCATCGGTGTGATGGTCATGCTGTGATATCGTGGTTGACGAGGTGGTTGGCGAGTCGGCGCCAATGCTTTTGAACTTCAGGGTGGTCAATCGTCTCGGGCGCACCGCGCACAGGCTTCCATTGTTGCCATGTCGCCGTATGAATGTCTGTTGTGTCGACGAAGAAAGGCAGCACTCGCCACCTACCTGGCCCATATGATTCGTCGAGAGATACTTGCAGGGTCTCCGGGGTCATCGGCCAGCCATCGCCGACGCTTAGCGTGCAGAAATTCAACCCCTGGGCGCCCAAATCATACACAATGGTCCTGTAGGTTTCACTGATCTCAGCGATCCGTACAGGTTTGGGCCCACTACCTCTGATCCCGACCAACGCCAGGATCGCAACGACGAGACGGGAAACGAACGAACGACGGTTCATCGCAACACTCCAGTTGAAAAGAGCAACCACATCACAACCATGGCGACCAGAACGGATACCACGAGCGAAACCGCAAACGGTCGCCACCACGGCGACTCCTGTTCCACATGTTCGACCTTCGCGCCTGCACAAGGCCCGCACTTCCTGTCGTGCATACGATCTTCCCAACAGACCCTCAGACACTCCCTGCAAGCCCGGAGGCGGCTCATTCGGCCGACACCGCCTCATACGTCGCCGCAAAGATCGCGTCTTGGCACGGATACAACTCGCCGGCGACCCCGCGAATGATCCAATCGCTTGGGTTGACCAACATTTGCCCCTCAAGAGTGTTGATGACCAGATCCGTCGCACTCTCGTGTCCCTTCGCCGGACGCCTATGGGGAGCCGGAAACACAGCGCCGTACTCGTCATGCCCCATGTTCCATGCCTTGTTCAGCCATTCCGGCCAGTCTCGGTTATCCCACCGCGTTTCCTCGGTCAACTGAAACGCTTCGATCTCGACCGGCTTCTTTCGGTACTTAGGCATCGTCAGTCTTCTCCTTCACCGCCTCGAACTTCGACGCGAACAGGGCCGGGTTGAAGACGCCGACGACCGCGTACCGATCAGCCAGCGTCCCATCGGCGTATCGAGCGAACACAAACATCCTGTCGACAACAGGCTCTTTGCCTGCCAGCTTGCGAACGACAACCCAGTCCTGAGGCGCAACGGGTACTTTCGATACCACGCCATCCTCGTCAGGTGCCGTCAGGGCTCCCTTGAACCCCTCACCGCCCTCGAACCGCGAATCGAACACGCCAGCCTTCTTCGCCGCCGTGACCCACTCCGGATCCTTGCCGCCACCTTCAGGCATGTACTGCCATGCTTCGACGACCAATCTTGGGTTTTGGCCTGCTTCTCGCGTATTCTGCCTGTAGTATTGCGCCATTGTCACACTCCTATGTCACTCGTTTTGGCGATTGGATCAACGCCAGCACAGTCCTTGTTTCCTCAAGGGGTAACTCGATGACTCCAACGACGTCGATCTGTGAACCGCTCATCAATGAATCGACTGCGTCCACCAAACTACCCGCAGCTTTTTTCAAATGAGAGAGCTTGGCCGACGTTGCCCTGCGCCGTTCTATCCACTCGTCGAGCGGAAACTTCGGATTCTCAAAAACCTCATCGCCGCACTCGAAATGCTCGCCTAGCTGAGTAAAAAACGGCAGCACCCACCCGACATCCTCATCCCACTCGGCCTTGCATGCTTTCGCCAGCGCCCGCAGCCGTTCAAGTTCAACACTGTCACCCATCAGTAACACTCCTTTAGTACGAAAATTCGGTCACCCGCTACCACCGTGTCAATAACGCATGCCCGCAACCGTACCTCCGAACGACCGACCGGACCCGGACCTACCGGATCGCCGCACCCAAGACTGAACAGCGCGCAGAGGAGGACGAGGAGACGGTTCATAGCAACACTATCATCGCAAGGACGAAACCGAGCGCAGCCGACAAAAGGCAGAGAGCCGGCAGATCATACTTCTCGTCGGTGACAATGCGCCCAGAAAAAGGCATTCCGTCGCGGCGTGTGAACTCGTAAATCTTCGAGCGGCGTTTCATGGTGGACCCTTGGCTTCATTGATCACTCGCCGAATTCGTGAGCCAACCAAATGCTGCTGCACCAAATTCAAAATGGCTCCGATTCCGACAAGAACTAGCGCTAACCACCATTTCCCAATGTGGGCGTAGAACGAGAACAAAAGCACCAGCATAATCGCCCCGTCGCCAAGTGGCTGATACCGCCTGTCGCAATCACACATCTATTTCTCCTTCACATTGATCTTCAGCGCCACCAAATGCTTCTGAGCGGCGCGTTCGTTCGGATGCTTCTTCACAACTTGCCATTCACCGTCTTTCCTCACATACACCGTCTTGCCAATGCGTTTGTAGGGCATGTGCTATTCCTCCGGTGGTACGACCCGCGGCGTATTGAGCACGACAATCTCATCCTCAGGCACGTCCGGATGGGACCAGTACTCAATCCCATTAAATTCCCCGATGCGCTCGAATCCCTGCGGCTTCTTCTTCCGATTCGGCCACTCGATCTGGTCGTACCCCCGCTCGTACGCCCCAGGCTCCTTGTCGGGGTTCTCCGGACGACGAACGCTACCCTTGCTCATCGGACTGCTCTTGCTCAGCCATGGATTTGGCGATTTCCAGCATTCGGTCGTTGTTGAGGTCGTAGTTGTTGCGACGTAGGCCGAACTCGTCCAAGAGCACGCCGATGTGAAAAATCGTTTCCTGTGCCCCCTGGTACGCACGGACGAGTTTCAATAGAAACCGCGCTTCATCGGCGCTACCGCTGAACGACTCGTTCACTTCCGCGCCTCCATTTCCTTGTCGACCTCAACCAGACGCTCCCGTAATGCACGGTACCGACGCAGTAGCTTCCCCAACTCCTTTCGCAACGCACCCCCGTACGCACGCAACTCCTCGTCCGTCAGATCTTCGATCGAATGCCGGGCGTAGGTCGTCAGAAGGTCAGACATTTGTCCTCACCGTTTGCCAGTCTGGGCTGTACACCTCGTACGGCATCGTAACGGTTGTGTGGTCGCTCTCGTCCCACGGTCGCAGCCGCAGCGTCATCGTTCGGTCGTGGCGCGTGATCGCGACAACCTTACCTACCGGCCTGTGTTGTGGGTCTTCGACCCACTTGGACAACCACTCCATTGGGTCTACGTTGATGACGATCTTTCCTAGACTGTCTATCGACTGCCCCATTGCGCCCACTAATCCGGGGGCTTTACCAGAAAGTTCGGGCTCCGAGACAGGAACAACGACGCTTGCCATGACAGCTCCTAGAAAACCTCTTCTTTCCATTCGTCAGCCCTCCACGACGTTCGATAACGCCACCAGCAACTCCTCAGGACCCCGTACTACCAATCCGTCCGTCGTTGAATCAATCCGATACTGAATCGGACGATTCATGAACTCGCCGTCAGGTACCTTCTCGCGTACCTCCGGCTTCTCATCGTCCGAATCGCCGCTCGAGGTCGGCGCCTGGTGAGCCTTGACCGCCTCGCGCAATTCCTTCGAGCTCCACTCGTTCGCTTCCGCCGTATCCAGCCACATCTTCTGCTCGCCAGGCTCCAGCTTCGCGACGACAAGATGGTGCGTCCACGACAGTTTCTCATTCCGGAATGAGATTTGAGCCGCGACGTACGCGTAATTCGCCAGCCGTTCAGGGGCGATTCCGGTAATCGAAACGGCCTGTGTGTACTTCTCGCCCCATCGGTTCTCGCCGAGATTGAGCAAGTCGCCAAGCCACCACGGCAGCGCCTTCTCCATCGCGATCGCCGTCGCGACATCCTGCCCCCATTCCTCGAAACTCAGTTCCTTTGGCGGGTTGTACCGTGTCGGGGCGAATTTCTCGTGCTCTACTACTGCTGTTGCCATCGTTTCATTCCTCGTCCTCGTAGATCCTCAGTAGGCTTTCCGCCAAACGCTCCGCGCGCGCCCCACTACCAACCGACTCAGCAACACGCTCCCGAATCGGAGCCTGACCCACACCCATCGCCATCGAACGCGCCTTCTCTATCGCTACTACCAGCTCCGGCGACGGCCTCGGCTGCTCAACCGCAGCCCGAAACAACGACCGGAAGACATCCACAAACTGCTCACCGGGAGATACGGGACTCACGGAATCTCTCGCTCCGTCACTAGGTATCCGACTTCGTCCCAATCCACCAACAACGTCTCGCTAAACCGCCTACCCCACCTGGCAAACCAAAACACAGCCAACTCGTCACCTTCTTGAATCGCACCACGAACCTCGGCTGGCGTGTCATAGTCCTGCGTGAAGTAAGTGTCCCCATTGCGCAAAGTAATTTGGATTGCGCTCATTTCTTCTCCAATCCGTCAGTAGGGCCACCACACGCCGGACAGGCCGAGTACTGACCCCACAAATCACGATCGCTGAACCACGGCCATCTTTCCCAATTGCAACGAAGACAGAAGATCCGAAACTTCTTCGGACCCGTGAGACTCATTTCTTCTCTCCGCTGAGCTCCCGGTATGTTTGGGCGGTTGTTTGCAACAGCTTCCGTAGGTCCGAACAGCGCGTTGCAAGACACTCCTCCAACACGTCTGCGATCTTTCCGTCTGCCCGTCGTTGAATTCGTCTCAATTCGGCGTCATTCCAGATCAAATGCAGATACCGCTGCATCGGCAGGGTCACGGTAACACCGGACTCGACATCAACGGCTAGTAACTCAGATGTAGTGGGTACGCTCATTTCTTCTTTCCCTTCTTTTCCAGCCGCTCGAGCTTGCGGCGCAGCTCCTCCCGAGCCTTCAGAGCCGTCCGAAGATCCTGGCACACACTCTCCAGGTCCTGCCGCACCGAACCTAGTTCATTCTGAAGATTCAGGAAGTCGTTGACCGTCACCGGCTGGTACTCCTTGCAGTCGCAGGTACCGAAACCACCAGGATCCCACGCTGAGCATCCACCCGTGTGCATCTCCTTCGAATGCCCGCACCGGCACAACGGCGGCGCCACCAAACCGTTCAGAAACGCCACAACAGGCGCGACCTCCAGATGCTCGAAGTCCTGCAACAGCAACGTGCGCGAGTGCATCATCCGGCCCGGACTCGTTCGAGGACCGTTCGGATCCTCCGCCTTCGGCTCACGATCAAACATGTCGTCGTGATGCAACCACTCGTCTATCTGAACTCGGATCATTGGACTATCCCTTCTTAAAAGGGCGGAATGCGTGGTATTGTCTGTGCTTTGTTGTTTTTTCTGTCTACGAATGTCCGCAAAAGCAGTTGGAATTCTGTGTGCATGCCCTCGACGTCGCCTGGTTCGAGGTGTCGGTAAATGCCATGGGCAAGTTGGTCATTGAAAAGCTCGACAGCCGGCATGAATATTACTTCACGAAAGTACGATAGCCCGCAGTCATGGGGACACCAACGTTTCGTGCGCTCCCACGCCGCATCGACCCATTCCTGTGCGGCCCGACGTTCCTGGTCATTAAGGAAGTGGCCTGCGACCGTCTTGGACAGTGTCGGACGTACATGTGCCCGAAACAACGCGATCGCCGTCTTGGCGGCCTGCTGAGCGTGTCTCGTCGCCTCACCCTGAAGCGCCTGCGATCCGTACTGACTCGTCGTATCATCCGTCCCCAACATCCGACTACCTACCCGACGCGTCTCCTCGACCATCGCGGCTAGATCGACAGGTGCCGATAGCGCCCCTTTCGGGATAACCAACGGATCCGTCGCCGCCTTAAGCTGCTCCTGTGTTAGGCCGAGTTGCCGTGTGGCTGAATCCAACTCCGCTCGTTGCTTACGGTGTCTCTCGCGCAGTTTCGCGACATACGCCGGATTGGTCATCAGAGCCGCACGGGCTTCACGTTTCGCGTCTTCATGCGAAAGATCGCGGCCTTCACATCGGGCTCTGAGTTCGATTTCTTGCGTTTTCAAGAACAACTCGGAGTCAAACCATGAATCGCACACTTTCGGCTCGTACTCCGGTGAACCACCGCCAGCGTCCACAAGGACGAGATCGGACGCGATGCGTACATCTAGATCCTCTTCCATTCGCCGCAACCTCTGCTGCTCAAGTGCGGCCCGCGTTTCGGGGTACAGACACAGGCAGTCTAATTCCCGTTGCTGGCGAGCGTGTTCCTGCTGTCGCAACGCCTTTAGCTCGGCCCGCTTCTGCGCCAATTCGTCCTGTAATGCAGCCTCCCGCAGCCACTCTTGTTGCTGTGCCACGGCGTTGCCGAGAGGTCCGCCAGCACCGCCGAACAGACCAGCAATTGGCCAGAACGCCGACATTTCCTACACATCCCCCTTCAACTCAATCCGGCCCTTCATGTCCGGTACCAACTGGAACATCCGGTCCGCAATCTCGCGCAGGTCCGCTACCTGTTCCTTGAACGCAGCCTCTTTCGCCTGCAACACGTCGTCGTTGAACTTCCGCTCAGCTTCCAGCACTTTCCGATCGGCTTCCAGGTCGGCCGTTTTCTGGCCCCGCTCGAGTGCCGCGTCCATCTCCTTCTTCTGCAGCCCCATCTCGTGCTCCAAATCCCGCCGCCTCTGCGCGAACGCCTTCTCGATATCGGCCTTCTCGGCCCACAACGCCGCAACCTCGGCCTCCAACTCCAGTTTCCGAGCCGACAACCGATCCAGATCCCGCAACGACTCGAATCGCGACGCCAGATCCGATACGACCCGGTCACCAAAACCCTCGAACGCTCGTTCCAGTCCTGGTGCAAACGATGGGCGACGAAGCACGTATGCCGCCAAAACACCACCACAGACAACCACCAAAACAGCCGTCAGTAACGTCATCTCGCCTACTCCTTTTCGGCCAACCAACCGTCAATCGATCCCTGTACCGCCGCCCGTACCACCTCCATGAACCGCTCGTTCCGCAACAACGCGCCCCACGTCTCCTCTTCGACTATCTTCTTCACGGCCGCCGTCAGAACATCATTGTACGAACAACCCAGAATTCCACAGGTCATATCGCACACCTCATCCAACCACTCCGCCGCAACCGTACCCGGATCCTCTGAACCCGGCGCCGCCATCGGCGACGACAACTCAATTCTCGACATCAGACCTCCTCCTCTTCTTCCGTCCGCGTGTGAGACTCGACATGACCGCACTGGAGCCCGTAACCAGAGCCAGAATCGAAACTTGGCGGCGGTACCATCACTGGCTCCGTCACCGTTCGCTTCAACACCGGATTCCGAAAGACCATCCCCACCAAATCCTTCATATCGATAAGCCGTTGATTCATCTCAACAGCTCGCATTTCTCCAACCCGACACTCGAACTCGCGCTCCGCCAATTCCTTCTCGCGCTTCGCGTACTCATCCATCTTGAGTTGCAGTTCGTTGAATCGCCCGCGTTCGACCTGGAACTGCTTCTCCCAACTCTCGGCCCGTTCCTCCAGTTCGTCGATCGACTTCTGCATCTCCTCGATCCGTATTACGTTGTCCGCATGTTCACTCCGGAGCCGCTGAACGCCCTTCACAGCATCCAAACTGAACGTATTCTCCTCCACAGCCACATCCACCAACGCTAAAACCTGATCCGGTAACGACATCTTGCTCACCTCGATTCCGTTGTCCCTATGAACTCCTCGATGCGACGATAACCACAATCAGCTAGATGTTCCGCTAGCTTCACAAACCCTAAACCGGTCACGCTCGACCTGTTCTTGCAACTTCTCGTTCTCTTCCAGCAATTCCCGAACTCTCAACTCACACGCATTATGCTGCTCGTGCAACTTCGCTACTACATCCGCCGCCCGTGTGCTTAGTGCACCCTTTTCGATCTCCGCATTCACTAAAGCCATCAGCTTCTCAGAAAACACCATCTCGCTCACCTCGATTCAGTTGAACTCGCCACTACAGGCAACGGGATTCGAACCCGCAGAGTCCTAGAAACCCTTTTGACGACCCCAGGATCGCCCCGACTACGCCAACGCCGGCACCCGCAGTCCTACCAAACTCAAATCCCATTCTCCAAACGACTCACCTCGCGTTCCAAATAAGACTGCACTTCGGCAAGATCTTCGTTGAGTTGTTCCAGCCGCGAGGCAAACGCACCCTGCTCAAGACGCGGCACATCAGTTACCTCGGGAACCGTGGGGTCGAGACCAAAGAGACTGTCGTTACATACCTTCAGCCGTTTCACTAGGTCAGATAGGCCATTCTTCAAACCCTCTGCCGTCATCGTCGCTCCAGCCAAAGTCGCTCGACTCGGATCTCCAGGACCTTGCGGTACGTCGTTAATACACGGATCCGTCATTCCTACACCACACCTTTCGAAAGCGATACCGGCATTGTCACACCCCCTCTAAGTTCAAAACCTGTTGACTCAACCGCTGGGCGGCTATCTCGCAGTACCGCTCCTCGATCTCGATGCCGATGGCCTTGCCATCATGGCGTTTCGCGGCCAACAATGTCGGACCGCTGCCCATAAACGGGTCGAGCACGACACCCGGCGCAAATGGCACGTATAAATGCTCCATTACCGACGTAAACACCGGAGACCTATGACCGGTCTCTTCGGCAAGCTTGCGCGTGCCATCGGTTTGAATGAGCGAACTCACCTCTGGTCTACCGAATGATCCCTTACCGAAAACGTGGATAATCACAATATCCCAACACCATGGCCCAGCTGCCGGTGAGTTAACGTATGAGCGATGCCACACCAGCATTCGATTGTGCGGCAACTCACGAATCGTAGAACGTAAAAACTCGACCCCGCGACCGCTTGCAGTCCCAAACACAGCCATTGTCGGCGCTAACCGGCTTGCGAGGTGAAGGGATACGGCAACATTACCATTCGCTGCAAACTCTCCCTCTGGTCGCCCCGTGCTGTACGGCGGATCTGTCAACACTAGATCGACTGGCGAAAGTGTCGGCAACACCTCCCTACAATCCCCATGGAATATCTGGATCCCGTCTTCCTCGTAGTAAGGCTCGATGTCACACCCCCTATTCAGGCGGTTCCCATAACAGGGCCCAACCTCATCAAACCACCTCACCTTTCCTTCGATAGGTCCACCAATACCTCCAACATCCGACGCCAAACCCGACGAGGAGGCCGACTACCACGCTCCTCCCAACGCCATAACGTCGATCGACTCACTCCCAATCGCTCCGACGCGTCTCGCTGCCCCAACCCCAAAAAACGACGCCACACTCGCACCAAAACCGCGTTCGGATAACGCTCATAATCACCCCCTGAACCCCCTCGTACCATCCTCAACTCCCGTTTCAACACCCAAATTCACCAAAATGTAGTACTAGGCCGGGCTAGATGCAACATCTAACAGCTATTTCACGCCATCCCGCAAAAAATCCCCCACCAAAATTTCCCAAATCACCCCCAGAAAAGGGGCCCATAAGCGCAATCACTACCAAAACCCGCAGTTCTACCGCCTACTCCTCAAAAACAGCGCACGAATGAACGCGGGGAACCTATCTTGGGGGGCCTGGGTCCTACATACCCCTGGGGGGTTGGTCGGATGGTTGGGTGGGTCGGTGGCTCGATCGGCCTCGAGACTCGGTGCCGCGGCGAGTGCCGGCCCGATCTCGACTCATGACACCAAGACTGTCGATTCGGCAGCGCCCAGGCCGATAATACTGTCACCAGTCCGAATCCCTAGGAAAAACGCCAAAAAGTACTACGCGTAAGAGGTCTTATGTTAAGCTAGCCCTCTAAATCGCCGTTTTCCGGCGACACCATCGCGACACCATCGCTTGCCTTGTCCTGTCCACTCTCGAGCATCGGGACCGGTACACCGGCCGTCGCGATGACTACAGGCGCAGGCTCGCCGGCGATGATCCTGTCCATGATCGCCTGCCCCTCGGGAGTCCGCGCCAGAGCCGCGTAGTCGATCTTGTGCTGGACCGAGACCGACCGCACGTCGTGCCGATCCGCGTACCTCTCCGGCCGTAGCCCCTTCAGCAGGAAGATTGCCGCCGTCGTGTCGTACTCCTGTATGTACCCACCGGGTACGCCCTTATACCACCCTGTCGGCTTCGTAACCCCTTCAACGCCACGGCGATACAGCTCCTCCTCGATCATATCCGCAGCGATACCGGCAGCCTGGCCGATGGCCTCCTGTAGCTCCTGATCGTCGCGCCACTGATCCGTGTATGGGGTGTTTCTGCTGATCCCGGCGACTCGGCACGCTCGACCGTGCATACCGGTTAAAGCCAGTGCGGTGACATAGGCTCGTTTCTTGGTGTGCCCAATGTGGCCAAAGGGGGAGTCTTTTTTCCGTCTTGCAAGTCGTTGCAGTTTCTTAAGTTGGGCATCCTCGTCCTTTTTTTTTCTTTCGAGCGCCCTTGATGCCGGGGTGGGTATTTGCTCAGCTGTATCGGTGGTTGTCATGGTCGTGTATCCGGCTTTGTGCGGGATATAGAGACTGTCTATGTCTTATATGGATCAATTTAGGGCGATTTGGGGAGTTGGGGAAGAGTGTCTGTCAATTTGGCGTGTGGTCTGCCAATATGGTAACGGTTGAAACTTTTGCGGCTGTTGTCCGTATGGGGGTGTACTGAGACGACCGAACCACCTAACAGGAGACCGACATGTCAGACCTACCCACCAATGAGCGGGCTACGCCCGCAGCCCCCACCGTACCGCAGGATATCATCCGTATGATCGCCGTGGCTCACTACGTGTCTGATCAGGGCGCCGCTACTGAGGTGATAGACACGGCCGACGGACCTACGGGCTATATCACCGGAGCATATACTGCCGAGGCCGACCTGCGCGAGCACGGCTACACTGACGCGCAGGTTGAGGCGCTGGACATCGGCGAGGTGTACCGCGAGATCATCGAGGAGTACGCCGAGCTGCCGAGCGACGAGACAGCTACTGAGTCATGGTCGCACCCGCACTACAAGATCTACCGCTACGCCATACCGTCAGGTGGTAGTCTGTGGATCGACGTAGATGCCGAGAGTGGGCCGGTGTCCGTGTCTTGTGAGCCCCCCTCGCACACGATCTACACTCAGCTGGGCCGGTGGGATACGCCATATGACGCTGGCATATCGCAGGCTGAGTGGTACGCTGAGTGGGGACTAGACGGCCTTGAGGCGCTGACGGTCGCACGTCAATACGTCGTGCGCGTCCGCATGCCGGACGGGACCTCGGAGTATCCTGGATGTGACGCCGACACCGCGACATGCGCGACCATGGACGAGGCCGAGGATTGCATCCGCTCGCTGAGAGAGACTGAGGCGGCGATATGGGACGATGACTCGTTGTACATCGAGATCGTGACCCACGACGGCCCATGCCGTATCTGGGCAGAGCCTCAGTACTATCCTGGCACGGCCGGTGCGCCCCGTGACGATTTTGCCCGCGACGACAGCCACGACATCCGCGAGTATGCGACCTACGCCGAGGCTCAGGACTGGATCGACGAGCAGGGCGCCGAGACGTACTACCTACAGCACGGCGAGCACTCCCGCCCCACCTACACCATAGTTGAGGCCGAGTAGCCATGCGTACTATCTACCGCCACGTTGCCGCTGTCGCGCTTTCATGACGTTTTGAGCGAGCTCCGCAGCCGCGACCCGGGCGGTGATATCGACCTCGGCCGGAATCTCATTCCGGAATGAGAAATAGACCGAACCTGAACCGGAGACAGCACATGAACGAAGATCCTAGCAAATACGACGAGCCGGCACGGCAAACGTTCAACCCTGAAGCAATGGCGCAACTTGACGCACTGAACGCACAGCTACCCGAGGCCGACGAGTTGACAACCGAAGCCAAGCAGTTGATGGCGAGCGCCGAACATTGGGAACGCGAAGCGGAGTCAGCAGAGCGTATGGCCGCATGGGATCGCGAGCAGGGCGTAGACCTGTCACAGCCAGGCCATTCGGTAGGCGACGTAAACGCTCGCACATACCGCCGCTGCGCGAGAACGCTACGGCTTGAAGCCGAAACCGGCAAAGCCCATTGCATGTGCCACCTTCGACCGCTGGACGAATGCCCGAATCACCAAGGCAGTAACCCAATACTTGAAAACACCAACCGCTAGGCAGCGGCGTTTAACAGTCGGCCGGGTTCGACTCCCGGCTGCGCCTTGCAGGACAGACCGAACCACTAACCGAGAGGGATGCTGAGATGGAGACACCACAAGGAATATTCTGGGTCAAGAGCACACGGTTCCCGACGCTCGAAAGCTTCCAGGAATCTCGCCGCTGGAGTGAGTGCGAGATCACCGGGACTAGCCCACACTACCAAGCCCGCTACTTTGCCGGCGAGATACCGCTACCGGATACCCAACACGTACCGCAGCCCGGAGTTGCCCCCCGACCCTACGAGGACGAACACCGACCCCGGCAATGGGCGAACTGGTTCAAGGCGCACCGGGCAGCGCTGGCGCTAATCCAGTTGGCGCGCGTCTGTCCCGGTCGGCACTTCGACGACGCAGCCATAGACGTTCTTGCCCGGATCGACAACGGGCAACGAATCCCGACGAACGACAGCGGCGCGTTCGACGTTGTTGCAATCCTGCGCGGCGACCTGGCGAAGGACGAAAGCCGGGAGGTGCAGCATGCCTAAGCGCGACGCATCCGATATACTCCCGCACCTCCGGCGCGAACTCAAAAAGCGATGGCCGGCCATCAAGTTCAGCGTGCGCCGGCACCGCGGCACAGCCTACGGCTGGGCGGGCGTCAGTTACACCGACGGGCCGAGCCAGGCGAACGTCGAAGCAGCCTGCTACAGCTTCCAGTCAAGCCAGTTCGACGGCATGGACGACAGCTACCACCGTACCGGCCACGAGTTGCCCGAGGGATGCTACGGCCTACAGGGCGTCATCGTAGACCGGGAATACTCCGACCAATTCACAGCCCGCATTGCGGCCGAGGCGATCAAGAAACACCCCGAGCTCGCGCCGTTCCTGACTCCGGAGAACATTGCACGCAATGAACCCGACTGGCCACGCAGAGCAGGCGGAGGCTACGCCCACCCCTACGCCATCATCCGAACGCTTGGCGAGGACCGCACGGCAACGCTGTGGCACCTACTACCCGAGCCCGAACGCGCCGCAGCAACCGCCTAGCCCCCAGTCGCCCGGGGCTGCAATGCCCCGGCTAGGCTTTGGACCGAACCCACGGAGGAAAACCATGGAGGAAACGCAGATGCCAGAAAAACTGGAGATACACGGATTTGCACCGCTTGAGGAACCGCCCGTCGATCCCTGGATGCTGATGGACCACATAAACGCTTGGTATGCGTCCTGTGTTGAGCGTGAGGAAACCGACGTCGGCGACGCCCTGGAGATGATCGGCGAGCTAATGCGCACCCTCAAGGACATTCTCGTCCGTCCCAAGTTCGTGCAGGCCACGTACGGTGGTGGCTATGAAGAGAAGGCCGAGCTGTTCGCCATCGACGAACGGGGCGGTGTATGGCAGTACCAGTGGAACGATGCGACGTACGGCAAAGGCACGCCAAAGGAGTGGACGCGATCGAAGGGCTGGCACCCCCTTTGTGTCAGACGCCACATTGCCACAATGACCACCAAACGGAACGGCCCGCCTCCGAGTGAGACGGGCCTAGACCGAACCTCCTAAGAGGTTGCGCGGCAAACCGCGCTTGAGACTGAAATCTACGAAGAATCGAGGCGTTAGACAATGCAAATCACCGACACCGCAGTAATAGACCTAGACGATTTCCGCTCGCCCGGAGTCCGGGTCTTTGCCGGCCGCGATCGCGGAACGCTCGTCAGACGCGACGCCAAACTCAACCAACTCGACCGAACCGACGACCCCGTTGTCGTGTGCGTACCCGACGACACGTTCTCGATCTCCTCGAGTTTCTTCCTGGCGCTCTTCGGTGAGTCTATCCGGAGGCACGGCGCCGAAGGTTTTCTCCGCAAGTATCTGTTTGTCGGAGCCGACATCAGCGAGACGGTCAACCGCGGTATCCAAGCCGCGCTGAGGTACTGATTGCCATGAATCCCGACGAACTACGCGAAGCGCTCGACCGCATACCGCCCAACAAGAACGAACTCGAGGCGCGCAAACACCGGACCGGGCCCAAAGCAGGGCCCGGCATCACTCAGCAAGAGCTCGCCAAACGCCTCGGATACACGCCCGAAAGCGTCAACAACTGGCTGCAGGGCAGAAACGCACCGAAACAGGCCGTAGTAATGCATATTCAGATGTGGGCCGGAGAAAGCGAGGGATCTCCATGACCGAGATATTCCGCATTGAAATGTGCGATGCTGGCCATAGGTATGCTCAGTACCTGCAGAGCACTACACAAACTGGCTCTGATATCGAAGTGGAGCATTGGCACCCCCACTTCTGTCCCGACTGCATCAAAGCCTGTCGCGACCACACTCGCCGGACGATAGGGACGTGGGCCAAAAGCGAACCAGTGGTAGCCGATCTAGGCGACGAATTGGGCCTGCCCACCAAGCGCAACTTCTCTGGTGTTAAGGTCGGCGATCTCCAAGTTGAGGCTGATCCGGGATTCTACCGCCGCATTATCGACGCCTTGGAAAGGAAGAACTCATGATGAAGTGGGAATACAAATCCGCAACGGTTCCAACAGATCATATACCCCACATGTTGGACGACCTGAACAAGTTCGGTCAGGATGGCTGGGAAGTCGCACACGCCACCCATGAAACGCTTGTTGCTACTGATGGCTCTGGATTCCATAAGTGCACCACGTTTCTGCTCAAGCGCGCAATCTACGAATCGGGCGTAGTGCAGCTGTTCGGCGGCGACGAAGAAGAGGACGACCGCAACTTAAACGTGCGCATGTGGTTGGGCCAGTATCGCGACCACCTTCCACCCGAAGCCGTATCGGATCTTCAAGACATCTTGGGAGTGCCTAAATGACCATCGACATAGACACCATGCCGGCAGGCCCGGAGCTAGACGAACTGGTATGCAAGGTCGTGGGAATCGGTCCAGTACCAGACATATACAGACATACGGTAGTTGAAGCCAGTCCAGGACACCCAGTTGGCGAGCAGTTCACATCTGAACGGCAGAGGCCGTACGACAGGTTCATGACAACAGGCGAGGGAGAACCGGTCTACCCTGCCGTAAGCACACACAGCACCGCAATGATGGAGGTGATGGATCGGCTGGAATCTTACTACCAATTCTATGTGACTATCGGCCGCGCCGCGGCATTTCCCGTCGAAACCATAGCCGCGGTTGAGCAGCGATATGCGTGCGTTGTCGGGATTCTCCACAACCCAACCACCGTGGCCTGCGCTGACACTCGCGAGCTTGCGGTCTGCCGCGCTGCGCTCGCTGCACTCAAAGCCAAGATGGGAAAACGCGATGCAACTCCAACCGCATGAAGCCGACGCGCTCCGGCTCTTCGGGGACATCGCGTGGTCGATTGCTGGCGGCCTCTTCGCAGTGCTGATCCTCACCATCCTCTGGGCTGTTCCATCCCTGTTTGTTTGGCTCGGAATTCAAGGACATTGGAAGCGGCCCACTCAATCAACCATCGCGCTCGACTGGGACAAGATCCGCCAAGACGAGCGCGCCAAATCTCATTCCGGAATGAAAAACGACCCGTGAGGGCGACCGTCAATCGGTTGGGCGGGATACGCCGGGTGGGGCGTCGCCGGGCTATTTGCGGTCCTGGCGCTGATTCGGTAGATTGGGGTACGTGCCAAGTAGTCGCGTACAATGGCGTTCGGACATCGTTCGCCACCGTTGACGCACTCTCAACGGAGACTCAACGAGATGTCCAGATTGATGCGAAACACCAAATCCAAGCTCTGCGTGCCCGCAACTTGGTCTGTCATCAGCATAATCTGTGGTCGTAGACGACTCACCCACTGGCTTGGGTGTGAATCGTGGTGCGTTCGACAGGGGCCGGACCTGACCTATCCGGCGACAACTCACACGCGGTAAGCCTGCCAGAGTGCACGGAAAATGCTCAACCCCTGGGTATGACAGGGTAAAGGCAGGTCGTCGCCAAAAAACAACCCCGCCTATCCAAGCGCGGGGTTTCGTGTCATGGCACCCCGGCAGGCTGGGGACCCACCGCACGACACGTATGCAATCTAGTCGGTTTCTGCGTTAGTGGGCGCACGCTGAACAACAAGTTTGCCGAGCGAAGCGAGGAACGCTGGAACATCGACCGCTATTGTGTATGACACTCCTAGATCACCGCACGCATCTTGTTCTGGGTGCAACTCAACATTCAGCGAGTCGACAATAGTCCTTGCCAGCATGGTCTCAGGCAGAGTGTCGATAAGTAACGGCTGATCGTCCTCCGCGTCCTGTGTTATGGGTAGTTGTTGACGGAGCGCTCGTATTTCGGCGGTCAGCGCATTCAGCGCATCGACAACACCAAGCAACTCAAGAGGAGTGTTGTTCACGCTTACAGAACCAAAGTCTGGAAGCGACCTCAGCGGTGGCGGCGGACACGCCGTTGTGTCGTGGCATTGACCACAAATTGGACATGGATAACTCATATTCTCCTCACGGAGCGGGCATAGTTAGCGATTCTGTGTCACATCCAGCAGTAAACGTTTCGGGCAGTTCAGAATACCGACAAGTTTTCAGCACCCACGGATTCCCCATCACGCCTTGACGATACAAACCCGCCGCTGTCAAATCGCGAAAAACGCGCTCCACAAACGCCGGGCAACCCGCGATGAGAAGTTCAAGCGACTGCCTGTCAAGATGCGCGTAGTCGCCCTCGTGGCAGCGAAAGCCAGGGCCTTCCTGCCAATCGCAGTCCATGCCAGCGCCCTCGGGTTCAAGGTCCCATTCTCGGCATCCAAGTTCAACCCAATCGAGCCAAAGGGATCCTCGTTTCATATTCTCCTCCTAGTCGGTCCACGGCTCGGTTACACGCCTACTTAACGCACTCCTGATAGCCTCGGGCACTGCGGATGGCGGCTCTGCGTAGGCCATGTGGCGCTTTACGTCGGCATCGAGTGACATACAATCAGCATCGGATAATGACTTGATCCACATCAAAACAACCTCCATTGCTGTCACCTCCGCTATGTATCCAGAGCGCAACACGCTGGCCGCCGCTTCAATTGGTGGGTTACTCGGTAGCTTCTTCATCACCATTCCCCCTGTCGGATTGTCTTCATACTTTCCTCACGGCGAATCGGCTGGTCACCACGCGGTAGCCGTCCTCGAACTCCACCATCACGGAGTTGAGCCGGCCGCGCGCGATGATCCGGCATCGTTGACCGTGGCGGTCCGGCAGCTTCGTGCGCCAGTGCCAGCGGTAGGGGTAGTCAGTCACGGACGTTGACGCCCACGGGCTCGAGGTCCTCGCGTTTGTAGGTATACGTGGCCGTGGTGGCGAGCCACCCATCATTACCGGACAAGCCCACTACAACCATGTACGAGGCGCACCACTGCGACGGCGGCAGCACCACTTCTCCCCACCACCTGCCTGCTTTCTTGATGGCCACCACGTCGCCAGGTTTCAGTTCTCCCATGTGTCACCTCGTGTTAGGGGTAGTCAGTCACCGGACACGCTTGCGGATTTTGCGCGAGTCCAAAAGCGTGCCGATAAGCACAAACGCGGCGAGAAACACGATCACAGCACTCGTCGCGATCCACAGCGGCGACAACACCCACCACCACGACCAGTCGATATGGCCGGTCAACTTGAGTCCGATAAACAGCACTGTGAGAAGTCCGGCAAAACCGGCTCCTCCTGAACTGCTGCTACTTGTTGCCATGTGTCACCTCGTTATGTGAGAGTCGCGGGGCCGAACCACGATCTCGACCCGCGGGTTGTTCTTGTCTTCTTCGCGCCGGGCTGTGATGGCTACTATCTGCGAGTCATCCACATACGCCGCGCCTTGTAGGGCGTCGAAAATCACTTTCAACCTGTTGTCCAGATCGCCGCGTCTCGCCTTCCGGTACCACACCAAGTGGACTTCTACCGGGCCATTCAATGGCTGCAATCCCGCCAGCATCGCGCGCGTCCTGACTTCAGATTGATACTGCTTTGCCTTCGCACTCTTGTATGTAATCGCTCGACCACCGCGCGCCGTGTGTCGCCAGTACCGATTAGCTGATGGCGGCTCAGGGATAATCAACGCCATCTCGGTCTCCTTTTCGGTCGGGGTCACGGGAGTTTGGCCCTGATGTCCCATACCTCACCCATGACGAAGATCACAAACCCTTGCGTGATCGTATGATCGTCGTGGGTTATTATTCCGAATATGACGGTTCCCAGTCCGAGCCACATCATACATTCGGCAAGCAATTTTGCATTCAGCGGTCGTTTCATCTCTCCCCCTCGTGCCCGAGCGGGGCGGGTCGAAACCAAGATGGAATCACCAACTCTCTGATGACTTCGCGAGTTTCCCTATAGCACGGATAGCAGTAACGGTAACCGCAGTACTCAGACTTACGATCGTCTGTCCATACAAACCAATCGCTGAACTTGCGACCGCAACGCGGACACCGCTCGGTACGGGAAACTATTGGGCCTACACGCCACCAACGTTTTAGGAACTGCCACCAACCATACGGAGTGTAAAATAGGTTGCTCACTCACTCACCCCCTGCGTTGAGCGCGACGGCGCAATTCCATCTGTGCCGCGATCAAGATGTCAGCCATTTGACGTTGTAGTGCTCGAACGCGAAAGCGAGAAAGCTCCCCAACCCCGGAGCGGCAGCCCGTTCATATGGACTCGCAATCACGCCCGTCGATTTCACAACCCACAGAACACCGTCAACGTCGAGGTAAAGGTTCGGTTTCTCGCTCACGCGTCCCCCTCGGGGGCGGCGACGGTTTTGGCAAATTCATCAGCACAGTCCCAACCATCTAGCCAAAAACGCCGAAAAGCACGCGAGAATGTGACGGCCCCGTTCCACGCTCGAACATCTCGATATGGACACGTAAAGCGTGGTTTGTTCGCTTGCCGTGCTTTCGCACCACTCCACCACGCCGACGTAAATTGTACCGACGTATCAAGCGGAATATCAGAAACCCATACGCCATATTCACGATCGAGGTCGGTTATTTCGGTCGTTTCACTCATCCTTCCACCGCCCTTTCCATCGCCGCACACGCGGCGTCGCAGAAACCCAAGGGACCGGGGATGGCGGACATTCCTTCGATGGTGCGCCACCGCTGTGTGCCAGCGACCGTGTACCACTTAGCTAATTCAACGGTGTGTCCATGGTCGTCTTCGCGCCACTCTTTCTCCCACCCCATCTCGCGCATCTTGTCTAGGGCCTCGTGGCACGCTACGGGGTCGTGTTCGGGGTCGGGAATTGGTGGATAGTGCTCGGGGGGTATCCGCGCTGAATCGTAAAAAAAGTTGCCATCTTCCCCATTGGTTTGTGAACCATGCTTGCCTTCTTGGTACAACGCAGGATGTAAAACCATATCTCTGGCCATGAACGGCGGCACGAGCACGTTGACCGTTGCGACCGTGAACCACCGCCACCCCATCACACGTTCGGCGATCAACACGTTGCGGTCGGTGGTCATGGCAGCATCTCCTGTAACCGATGTCGAATTCGTCGCTGCTCGTGTTCTTTCGGATCGAACACAATCTTCATGTATTCGGTGCGCTTCCAGAAATCGACACTCGCCTTGAACCCCTTGTACTCGTATTGAGGAGGCATCGGCGGCGTAGTTGTGTCACTCATCGCCCCTCCGATTCGTCAGTGCTTTCCATGCAGCCGCCGACGTCGCTCCCCAAAGCGAAAACATCGCTCGACACCCAGGGCATCGTTTACCACTGCCAGCCAGGGACCACTTATAGGCAGTAAACACAGTGGCGCAAAACGGACATGTGATTTCAACCGGCGCACGCCCATGCGTGTTCCCGAGTTCGCACGCCTCGTAGGGTATCTGTACGTCACTCATCGCCCCTCCAGCGCGGCACGGGTAGTGGAAAATGTGCCTTTGTATGAGTAGCCCGCATGGGTGACACGGTTGCAGTGTTGGCAGACAACTTTCTGCTGTTCGATCTCGCTCACCGTGGGCGAGAGCGCGGTAGGCAGCGTGATCGCACCAATTCTGTCGTGCAATTCCATCGCTTCTGAGTAATCGACAGGGCGTGACGAGTTGGCGGACTTTTCTAAGAAGCCTTGAATCTCACCCAACAATTCGTTCATCTCACTCACAGCCTTCCTCCTTGTCGAGCGCGGCGAGTTTTTTCGACGCCTCTTCCATCTGCGCCTCTTCTCTCTGCCGTCTTGCGTTGTCGGCGGCAGGGCCAAACACTCGCGCCGTTAACGGCACTCGTCGTACCGACTCAAGCTTTCTCACCCTCTCCTTCAGCGCCGCGAGTTCGGCGGTGTCGATCACACAGAACCCACTATCCCGCAGTCCCTTGACAATCCACGGTGCCTGATCGTAGCCGTTCATTTCTCCGAACCTCTCCCAATCGGCAAGGATGGAATCAAGCGTTTGTACCAGTTCCCCCTCGTCCTCGGGGGAGCCGGAGGTTCCTTGGCTGTCCCATTTGTTCCAGTTGACGCATGTTACGTCTATGGGCTGTAAACACTCATACGTGTGTTGGCCATCTTTACTAAGTTCGCCGTGGTGCCGGCACGTACCACAGTGCCGGTCCACACTCACGCACTCCCCGGAGCGACGGTAGCCGCGCTCAACAAACCACTCCGCTGCGTGTTCGTAATTCGAGCAGGCACAGCCATTGGCCGGTACAATGTACGGGCACTGTCGCAAGTCATTTTCGATGTTCAATCGTTCTTTGTCATCCATCGTCGCCGCCCTCCGCGATTGCCTTGAGTACGTTGGCGCGGAACGTAAGGCCACATAATAGGCAGAGGTGCGGTTTTTCTGCCGTTGCTGTACTAGTGGCGATTTGGTCACTACCGCACCGTGGGCATCGTATGACTATCATAAGTCCCCCAGGGATGCGCGCAGTTCGTCAAAGGCCTCAAGAGCCCCCGCTTGATATGCGGCAGCAACAAACGTTTTCGCCGCCGCCTCGACCTTCCGCAGCCGTTCGTTATCCGCCTCCAACTCCTCGACGCGGGCGCGGAGGGCGTCGCGCTCATACGCGAGTCGGATGTGGTCACTCATCGTTCTCCTCCAATGAACCGGGCGGCGGCCTCAAGGTGTGACTTGGTAATCTTCCCAAACAGTTCAACGTCGCCGGAAAGGTCTTTGTATGGCGACATGCCTATAATTCGTCTTTTGGGATCTCTTCCAGCAAACACGTCTCGTTCGCGCTTTAACGGCTCTACCACCTTCCGCGCCTCCTCCAGACGGGCACGGAGACGGGCGTTCTCACCCGCCAGCCGCTCGATGATCGCGCACAGTTCGTCAACAATCAACGCCACACCTGTTGCCAGTTCTTTCTCCTCACCGGGGCCGCACAGTGTCGAAGCGGACCGCATTTCCGGAACCAAGGCTCGCAATTCCCGCACGCGCTCGAGGTCGGGAGAGGGGGCGCTTTCGCTCTGATACGGGGAATCGTCTGCGGGCGAATCTTCGATCAGGTGCGCGTCTTCGTGGTCGCACCAGTCGTCGTAGTCCCCCTCTCCCTGAGTTACATCGGTGCTCCGTGTCGGTCCACCGACACCATCGGCATCACCTCCTTCGGGTTGCACGCGGGACTTGTGAGCCCAAACAACGCCTTCTGCTGTTGCGGCCCGAACCGCTTCTCGGCACTCATTATCCAGGCCGTCCCACAGTGTCGATTGCATGATTTCGGCAGCCATCACGTACGCCTGACGATCAGTGACCAGCGGTTTTGGCGCATCTCGCAGTTCTTTCAAACACTCAGGACAACCGCGCATATGATCCCAATCAACATCAGGATGGTGTGGACATCGAATTGGCGTAGGCCCCTCGATCCTCTCGCGGTCGGCGTCAGGCATCGGACATCGCCGCCAAGAAACACGCCGCCAGAACGCGACAGGCTTCAGATTCTCGATAACTCGGATTTGTGGGCCCAAACTTCGAACTCCACCAATAGTCGAAGTCATCTGCGCCGTTGGGCCTGAACAACTGCAAGCGTGCGTCCATGCGCTTTATTGTGCGTACGTTGCGTGTGTACTCAGACACGCGGTAGTGCTGTATCCGCTCACACAGCCCTAAGAAATATCCAGGGTTGTTGCATTCCACATCTTCGGCGATTCTCAGCCAGATCTCACCCTCCTTCACGTCTCACCTCCTCAGCGGCCGGGGCCGCGGGTAATTGCTTGATTGCCGCATCTAAATTTCCCTTTCAGGTGTCGCCAATCCGACAACAAGTGTTAGATCTCCCCACCACCAGCCCAACGAAATGCCTATCTTGTTGTCTATGCGGTAACCGTCGAAATAGCTGTACCTGCCATCGTAGCCGAACGTCACGGCCAGTAAGCGCGATCCTGAATCGAAGCGTCGGGCTCGCAAACAGATACGCCTGCGTCCCAAAAAACCGCACGACCATTTGATCCCTTCATCCCAAGCATTCAACGGTAACGCTTGATCGGTAGCTCTCTGTTTCATCATCTCGCCTTTCTCACGCCCCGGCCTCCCGCCTCTGCGGCGTCAGGGCGGCTATCAGCGTCTTGAGTCCGCGGTATTTGATGTATGGAGCCTCGATACCATACCGCATCCAAAGGTCGGTACGAAGCACAGCGTAGCGTCTTGCAAGCCCGCCTGTACCGATAGGCAGCCGCAGGATGGTCAACCCCTGCTTGTCGGCGAGATACCGCGCATACTCGATACTGACGCGCACACGCCGCTCGTCTGTCGCTCTACCGACGCGGGTCATGCGAAACCTCGTCTCCGCGCATTGCCCATACAATACCACCCATGAAAGCCAACAACCCTAGAATCATAAAGATCACCGTTAAAACAGTTACTGATGCTGAGTCGTTTGTGACGTAGTATCCGATGTTTACGCCGATGGTAGCGCAGACGCATCCACAAGTCGTCACGCACGTGGCCACCAATACATTTGTCTGGTTTTCACTCACTGTTTTTTCCTTTACATCTAAAAAGGCTTGGGGGTGGCGTAGGCATCGCCTTTACTGTGACCATCGGAGGAGTAACCGATACAGCTAGCTTTTTTCTTCGTCGCAACAAATCTGCTCGCCTATGCCAGTCATCCCACGTAACGGGGATCGCGCCGCGGTAGCCGCACTCTTCGCATTGCGTGCGTGACCCCTCGTACTGGTACTGACTAGCGTGTCCGCACCGAACACAGCAGAACGGTCCGCCGAAATTGTGTTGTCGAATCATCGCTCAATGCTCACGGTCGGACGGTAACAATTCACCACGCCCGCGCCTCTTCACGCGTCAAAAAAAAGTGTATGCCGTGAGAACAATCGACCCGCACGTCGTCGTCATACTTGTCAGGCCGTACCTCTTCGCCAACAGCGTATGTTGTCGGCGCACCACTTCCCATGCCGTCACTCATCACCGGGCCGCCGTCTTCAATCCATTCCACTACGGCGAACTCGGCTCGACACTTGCGATTCACAAAACACGCGGTGCGCCGCGCCTTTTCCGGAATGCGTAGCCGTACGAGCTTGTCTTGCACCTTCTTCCACACCACGAGTTCGCCGTGTGGGATTTGGAAGCCACGGAGATCCGCGCCACGGAGATTCGCGTCACGGAGATCCGCGCCACGGAGATTCGCGTCACGGAGATCCGCGTCACGGAGATTCGCGTCACGGAGATCCGCGTCACGGAGATTCGCGTCACGGAGATTCGCGCCACGGAGATCCGCGTCACGGAGATCCGCGTCACGGAGATTCGCGCCACGGTTCACAGCCGCGACTACCGCAGCCCGTATGTCTTGCGCGTCCTCGCTCTTATATAGGACCGCTTTTGTCCAGCGGTTCAGTATTTCAATGCTCACGTTCTTTTCCTTTCGGTCGGACGGTACCGGACTCGGGGCATCAGTCGTCTACCATCTGCGCGTCTTCGATGAGCGCCTGGTCAGAACGAACCAACACTCGTTTCAGTACTCGTGCGAAATCGTTCTCGTTCAGCCGCTGGATATCACCGACACGCTCGTCGTGCAACCGCTCATACCCACCCTCGAGACCGTGGCAGTAGCCGCACAACACTTCCAGGTCCTCGTACCGCTCTCGGCCAAGACGCTTATATGTCTTGTGGTGGACCTCAATGTCCTTCCGGCTGCCACATCGCTCGCAGTGCCGGCCGCGCAGCTGGAACATCTTCAGCTTCTTGGCTTCCCACTCCGGCGAGCGCAGGTAGGCGTGATACTCAGAAAGGCGCATCGTCTTCGTCATCTGCGGCGCCCTCCTGAAGTTCGGTGACCCGCAGGGTCGTGAAGTCCCAAGCCACGGCGATCCGCCCTTTGGAACCGTGACGATTCTTGGCCAACAACACCTCTTGGGTTGCCGAGGTTTTGGATGTCTTCTTGAACGTGGTGTGGTCGAGCAGAACCACCTGGTCGGCATCGTTTTCGAGGCTCGACCCACCCATCAACCCTGTCGCCTCAGGCCGGTCTTTCGACTTCGATGTTTCACGGTTGTACTGGCTGAGCCCGATCGACACTAGCTGATACTTCTGAGCCAATCCGCGGATTTTATGGGAGACTTCGGTTATCTGGTCTTGGAGCCCCTTTGCGTCCGACACCCAGGCGAGTTGGAGGTAGTCAGTGATGAAGCACCGCACATAGTCTTGCTCGTATGCGCGAACCATCGCCGTCTCGATATCGCCAAGTGAATGGATCGGGACCTTGTTGACGAACAACTTGTTCTCGACGGTGTCTACCCATCGCTGCGCTGCTTGCTGAAACACCTCTTGGTCATAGTCCGGCCCGGGCTCCAGCCGCGACACCCGCTCGCCAGACACGATCGACAGCGCTCGCGTCACCAGTTGTGTACGCGACATCTCAAGCGAGATGAACCCAACCGGGTATTTCTTCTTCATTGCGGCGGCTGCAAGATTGAGCCCGAACAACGACTTGCCAGATCCAGTCTTGCCGGCAACGATGACATGCCACCCATGAGCAAGGCCGACCCCCCCACCTTCATCCCGACACATCTGGTTCCAGGTCGGCAACATCGTGGGTACCGCTTCGACGGGCATCGAGTTGCGGTTGAACATCCCGTACAGGGTTTGTTCGCCAACGGGACGAAGTAAGCTGTCAGTATCGCTCATTTACCCGCTCCGGCATTGAGTAACGGAAGATCCGGCTGTGCCTTGCGTTCCTCGTTGTACTTATCCTTCCAATGCTCGTTCGGTCCAAAAAATGCCGCAGCTGTCTTCATGAATTCCGTGCCAAGCTTTCCCTGTTCCCTGAGGTACTTGTAGTAGCGTACCACTCCCGCCTTTAAGTCTTCGGCCGATACACCACTCCGACGCCGAGCCTTGTACGCTTTGAATGCGGCCTTCTTGTTGTTGTTGGGACGCCCCTTCCATGCCTTCCAAACAACCTCAAATTCCGCCATATACTCTTTATCACCATTCTTATTTCTTCTTCTTGTCCCACGATTTGAACACGAACCGTCCCACAATTCGCCACCAACTGTCCCACCTTCATCGGACTGCGGGTTGTAAGTGTCGTAGTTGCATATAGTTATGACACTAGGTGACTGTCCCGGTTTTTGCAGATAACTGTCCCGCCGACTGTCCCGACTTTGCGTCACGGTTTTGACCGCAATTTGCTCTGCTGACACCCATTCTTTTAGCACGCGAGCCGCCTTACTGCGCGACCAGTTCCAACGCTTCGCAAATGTCCGGATGCTGCCGTATAGTTGGCCGCGTTTGAGAAAGTCTCCGTCCTCAAACCGTGCCATGCTGCACATGTCCAACCAGGCGAACGCACGACACGCAGGCTCCCCCGTACTCGATGGATGAAGGGGATGAGATGGATCAAAGATCTTTCGCCAAGCAGGGAGATAGCCTCCGCGCACGTCACTTGTCGGTTCGGATCGCAATGAGTCGTCGTAGCGTTGCGGCTATTCGCAACGCCTCGGATTTACTAAGCACCACTTTGCGCTTGTTGTTGCTCGCGCATCCCTCTAGTTTGTGAGCCATCCAGTACGCCGACTCGTTGTCTAGAACTTTGGTTGCCATACCGAATACCTCAGATCCCTTCCGGTAGGTCGTCGTCGCGTTCCTCGTGTTTCGCGAGTTGCGCCCTATGATACTCTGGCACAACATCTTCCAGCGCCTTCTGAATGACACCCTCAATCCAGCCCCGAACCCGCAACCGGGTTGCAATTTCTCCGTTGCCGATCGCGATCAACTGATTGGCGTTCACCTCAACCGTCGGTATTGATACCTTCACTGTCTTCTCCTTTGGGTCGGTAAATTCGCAGATACTCCTGGTAGATCCGAAACGCCTCGGCGACGAGATCGCAACCATGTTTTGCGTCAAATGCGATGTAGCTACCGAGACGATGTGCGGAGTCGTTGCGCTCGACGTGGTAGGCCGAACTGAGAAACACGACGTTGTTCTTGTCGCCCCAGACCGCCTTTGGGCGTACGTGGTGGGGAACAATCGTTCCGTCCCGTACTCCGCTGATGAAGCACGGGACTCGCCATAGCCGACAGAGCTCGCGGCAATGCTCGAGAAAGGCCGGGTCCTTCAGGTCCGCCTTCGGAACGGGCGTGAATGTGGCCACCGGCTACTCAGATTCCTTCGCTACGCCATCCTCAACCACGATCTCACAACCACCCTGGTTACTGATACGAGCCACCCAGATCTGAAAACCATGAGCGACCGCACGATCATGAAGAGCCTCCATGGACTCGTCATCCAACGCATGCGCTTCGTCTACCAAACAGATCCGGAGTTCGGGGTTCGCTGCCATCGCCACGCTGACGGCCATGTCGATGCGTTCTTTGCCGCTGGCACCGGAGAGGGGATGACCGTTAAGCATGGGCTCGCCGGTTTCCATGTCGAACGACAGACTGGGTACCGGAATGCCGGCGTTCTGTAGCAGGTCTTTTTCGCTGGCTTTCGCCTGGTCGATCGCCTTGCTGAGTTTCTGCGTTTCTGCGCCCGCCTCTTTGGCGTTGGCTCTCGCGCGGTCCCATTCCTTCCAGGGCTCCAGCTGCACATTGATCGTGTCGGCCTTAGCGATCCGATCTTTTACGGCGCGGATGTCTGCTGCGACATCTGGCAGTTCGTTTTCGAGACGCCGAGACGCTTCTTTCTGTTCGGCAAACCACCGTTTGATATCCGACTCCATTGTATTGATCTCGGCTTGCAGTTTGTCGATGGTGGCGCGTGTTGACCGAATTTTTGTGAGGCGATCAAGCGCCAATTCATGGCACTCCTCCCGGGCCTGCTGTTGCTCCTGCAGGGCCGTCAGGCGCTCCATCTCGGCAGAGGTGTCTACTGGGGGGAGTCGTATACCTTCGGGCTTCCTGACCTGCTTTGCGCGCCGTTCCTGGGCTATCCACGGAGTTCTCTCGTCATAGATCCGTTGTTGCTCTGCCCGAAGATCCGCGAGCTTCTGCGGCAACTCCGAATCGGTACTGAGCGACAACAAGACCTCGCGCATCCGATCTGGCTTGAGAGAAAAGAACGACAGGGGGTCGAACGAACGCTCACCCAGCCACTCACTGAGTTTCCCCTGCTTGAACTTGCCACCGTCCGGCCCCTCAACCGTCAGATAGCCCTTGGGGTTGCTCTCGGTGACCTTGCGCTGAACCGTGAATCCGGTGGTGAGCGTGAGAGAGACTGACGCCCCGTCGGCGCCCTCACGGATCGCGTCGGGCAACATCTCGCCGGCACCGCCCAAGGCTGCGGCGATCGACCGAAGCAAGCTTGTCTTGCCCGATGCGTTCCTGCCCGTGACTCTAACCAGTCCCGTTTCCGGAACGTTCTCGACCTCGGCAACCGACAACCGATGGAAATTCTGGACCTCGACAGAGGCAATATGGATACCGTCGCTCATTTGTTCTCCAGTGTTATGTAACCGTCGCGGGCTTTGACCTATTTCGAGTAAAACTTCTGCCCGCATGCTTCTTCGAACGTCAGGACCCCGATCGGGATCATCAGACGTTCACAGCCGCCAGAGCACTTCGGTCTGGTGAAGCCGATTGTGTCCTTGTTGCCACAAACACACTCGACTTCGATCTCGTACTGCCGACCACTAGCAAACCGCGACAAGTGCTTCTTTTCACGGACCCACTGGTCGACGTTTGCTTCGATAATCTGGGATTCTCGTTCGAATGCCGCCAACGTTTTGCGGGCCGATTCGATCATCTCAATAAGGCGAGTCATCCTGTCTAGGGACTGGCTCATTTGTCCTCCAGCGCCATCTGCTCTTCTTCGGCCCGGATCCGTGCCTCTTCGTCATCCTCGACATCCGCAATTGCCGCGGCTTCCGCCTGTTCCTCGGTGAGTTCCTTGGCTTTCTCTGGCTGGGGTTCGTTGCCGGCCTCATTGGCGGCCTTTGGCGTGTCGTCCTTCTTCTTGGCCGCCTTCTTTCCGTCGGCCTTCTTGGCGACCCGCTGCTTCAAACCGGCCGAGCCTTTCTTGCCGTCGCCCTCTTCCTTCTTCTTCTCACTGCCACGGTTGAATGCGGGCTCGCTCGCGATATCGGCCCACGAGGCTTCGCCATCCTTCAGTGCGGTGTAGGCACCCCGAAGCCACTGGATCTCAGCCGGGTTCAGTTGCTGCAACGGCTTACCGATCAACGCCTGCACCTGATCCGCCGATACGCCCAGCTGGAAAAACGAGTCCAACAGCTTCTTTCGAGCACCGTCCGGATCCTTGGCGTCTCGATCCCTGACGGTCGCAATGATCGTCTCTTCGGCTTCTTCGCGAATGTCAGATGGAATGAGAGTAAGTGCGAGGTTGCGTTTCGCCTTCGACAGCGCCGCATTGCACTTGTTCAAGATCTCGTCGTCAGTGGCGGCTTTCAGGTAGACTGTCTGGCCGTTCTTGTTCTGCCGGCTGCTGATTACCTCGTCGCCATCCTTGATCTTTCGACGCTCGACAAACTTTTCGACCACTACGTCTTGGTCGTGCGCCGTGTTGGTTTCGAGGTCCGTCGCAACCACCTTGTACATTCGACGCTCACGATCATCGAACGTGATGGTAGACTGGATGAGGATGTTGCCCCAGAGACGTGACACTTCCTCTGCAAACCGAACGGACAGGCCGGTGATTGCCCGCCCACCAACTGGTTTCGAATACATCGCCGACTCGGCAAACCGTGGACGCTGACAGGCTTTGAGGATGCTCTGACGGGCGACCTCAGGATTCCGCGGCCGATTCATCGCCATAACGAATCTGGCTTCAACGGCAGCTTTCTCTCGAGCCGCCACGGCCGTGGCACTGGTTTCGACTACAGCTTCTGACTGTTTCGGCACCAAGTCGGTCGATTCGGACATAGTGCCTACTTCGGGTGGTACCGTCATTGATGTTCTCCTACCAGTTGCGGGGATAGAGGAACCGACGCGCGGTCTGCTGTTCTTCGGTGTGGGTATTCAACAGATCGTCCCAAACATCCTTCGAGACGTGACCCTGAAGAGCTTTGGCAAGCGCTTCCCATTTCGTTTTCCGACGTGGCTTGGGACGCTTCCAGGTGATGTTCTTGCCGGTGGGTAGGCTGACCCCTGCCTGGTCGCCAATGAAATCTTTGAGGAGGTTTTTCAGCCGCTCCTCGTCCTCCTCGTGTTCCTTCAGGAGAGCGCGGATCTCACGCAACTCCTCGGCAGTCGCAGCGATTTCCGGAGTGGCAGGAACCAGAAGATCGTTGTGCGTCTTCCACTTCCGGGCGACGTAGTTGGTGCTGGATTCCGAACCATCCAATTCGGGACAGATATTAGCCTGAACGTAATTGAACCAAAAGTCGTGAGCGGCGTCGACGATCGCTTCGGCAATCTCTTTGTCGTACTCCAGGACGAAAGACTGCCAGTTGTTACCCCCGACGAGAACGGCAGCATCCCAGCGCGGAAGTTTTGTGACTTCCATGTTGGTGTGGCACTGAATCGCGACTTCGTCGGGCACCTCGTCGGACCCAGGATTGCCCCAGGCATCCACGTTGTACGCACCACGATTCTTGCACTCCAGTCCGCGGCCCGGGTCAACCTTCACGATCCGGTCGGGAGTTGCCATCAGCCAGGGATGCTTCGGATGCACCAACGTATCGCTCTCAACGAGTTCGACGCCGTTCTCCTCAGCATACCGCTGAGCGATGGCGGGTTCCAACACGGTGCCCCAGTACGTGAATTCGTTGCCCTCGAACGGCTCAGCCTTGCCTGTCTTCTCCAAGAAGACATCGACAGCGTTCTGGTGCGGATGCACCCCCATAATCGCGGCCATCTCGGAGGCACAGACGCCCCCTTTCCGCATCTCTAACTGCTCTGCTGTAAGCGTCACTCTCTTACTCCTTTGTCATTGTCCATTTGCTGGTTTGGTAGAACAGCATCAGCGCCAGCACGAAGGCCGCGATCGACCGCACGAAGGCGTCGCTCATTGGACCGCCACGTCATACATGTTCGCGATATCTCGTAGAGTCTGATCTGCTGAAGTACAAGCTTTCAGAAAGGCACTGCGAGCCGCGTTATCGCTGATTCCCTCGCCGGCTATACGCATGTGTTCCGGGTATTCGACCATCTGTTGAATGCAGCGCTCGAGTTGCAAGACGCGGTCAGCGTCTTTCTCGGCTGCTTCCTCACGCCGTTGCTGTTCGGCCCAATACCGATCATCTGTAGGCTCAGGAACCGATACCATCAGAGATCCCCCAGAAGATCGTCTATTGACTCATAGTGTCGCGTCGGCGACACGTCGGCGGGGGTTTTCTGGGTACGAATGCACTCCTCGGCAAGGCGTCGGTAGTACTCCGAATCGGCCTCGGCCGCGTTCAGTTTCTCATTCCGGAATGAGATTTCATCCTGTCGCCGGTCCCACGCTTCAACAAACCAGCGCACGCCATAGCCGACAAAGAACCACACGAGGCGTTCCCAGAAATCCATAATTGCTACCCGTCCTGTGGTGTCACAGGAAGCTTGGCGTCGACTAGAGCATCAAGCGTCGACTGGCGAAACAGAAGTTGGCGGCCGACTTTTGTTCGCGGCAACTCCCCACGAGCAACCATGTTGTAGATCGTCTGCGTCGATTCCAACCGTAGGTATTCAGCCGCTTCAGTAGCCGTCAGTATAGGATCGGCGTTGACATGAGATTCCTGTGCCATGCGCAAACTCCATCGTGCGGTTTAATGTCAAACGTTGTTGAGTATATGGTGTTTTAGTATGAATTGTCAAGGCGGGAAAACGCGATTTGTGCGGTCAATGAGCCTAAGTCGTTACTGCGGTTGATGTTCCACGTGAAACACGACGTGGAGCCGGATGCGCGTGATGTCGCAAACGCTTCGAATTGGCGCCAAGCTTTGCGCTCGCTGGCACCCGTTTCACTTCGAAAAAGCATAGCACCACAAAGATCCCGAGACCTAGCCCACCAAGAAAAGCGGCCCCGATCGAGGCCGCAATTGGAATTGTGGGCGCGAATCCGTCAAACACCGTTACGCACCCATGGCAAAAGCGCCTTGGCGAGTTTGATGATCGTGCCAGTGAAGACGATGCCGACACCGAACAGAACAAGAATCAGCGATTCCCACGACCACGGCTGGTCGCGAAAAAAACGACTGATGACGATATCGAAACCACCGAGACCCGACACGAATGCGGCACCGATAAGCCGAACTCTATGTTCCGGACTCTGTGGCTTTAGGTCGTCTTTGACGCCTTGGGCGAGGATCTGCTGGGTGCTCATGGCCGCCCCTGGTCGTTTACGGCCTGCGCCTGCTCGACTACACGAACTCGACCGTCCAGGTCGCGGTAGTCGGTCTCCACTCGCGTCAGCATTCCCTGCATTCGATTGCACAGATCCTCGTGCTGGTCCCTGAACTCACGGCGCGTCTCGTCGGCGCTTCGGTTGATTCTCGTTATGATCGACTCCGTCTGAGGCGTGATGCTGACATGCGACGTAACGGTCGACTCCAACGCAGCAATTCGCTCCGTTGCTTTCCCAATCTCGTCTTTCGATTTCGCTCGATGCCGGAATCCCTGACCCAGCAAAGTGATATACGCCCCGAAGAACGCCAGGGCCTCACGGCTGATACCCCAGGCTTCCATCTGCTCGACCGCGCTTTGAAGTCCCCACACACCGAAAGACATCAACGACAGATCAGACACTATCGCCTCCGCGTGGCCCTGGCGCTATCAGCCATTTGTTGTACACGCTGGCGCCTAAGACGGTAATCACGTATGAGTCCGCGCCGTTCCTCAGGATTCGCGGTACTAGCTACCGCCCTCGCCTTCCGTTCGAGAAATTGATCGCCTGGACGGTACGGCAGGTAACTACCGTTCATGACCTCGGTAGCTTGGTCGTTCGACATCCCGACGCTACGCAGCACATCGTGAATATCCCTGTTGTTCATACCAAGATTCCGCGCCGCCGCCACATCCTGGACCAATCCCTCAAAAATCTCCTGCCTTGAAGTCTCGCTTTGACGGTAGGCGTTTTCCAGTTCAGCGTCGTCCACAGAACCTCCACGTCCTGCAACGCTGCTCAACATCGCCTGCGCATCCCCCATACGTCCCTGCGCCTTTCGAGCGTTCCACGACAAGGCTTGCGGAACGTCCAGCTCCTGAATGCGAAATCCAGTCAACACCGCTTTGGCCTCAAGTACGGGATCATAGCTGCGGCCGTGCACTGTAGTTGTACCTCGAATTCCGCGCCAAATGCGTTGCATGCTCGAGATTGTACCTGGCTCCAATGCGTCTAGAATGTGAAGCCCAATAGCCTGCGCTCGCTCGTTCCAAGAGGCCTCTGGGTTGAAAACCTCGCCTCCATCCTTTTTCCGATTCCGTACAATGTCGAAGACTTTGCCGGCTAGAATCTCTTCGGAAAGAAAAGGTTCTGCCGCTTCGGCACCGGCCTGCAAAACGGCTTCGTTCCAATCTTCGCCACGCATGAACGCCATCAAAGGCTTGCGTATGTACGAATACGGATCGGTGTAACTCAGATCAACAAACCGCGCCCTGCCGTCTTCGTTTCGGTTCAGATAGAACAGAGAGCTGTTCTGCGACCAGCTAGGTAAGAAGCGCCGAACGCCCTGGTCCGTGTCGCGGTCTATGCCGTTCATGTGGCGGGATGCCACCGTTGCACCCCATACCGACGTTGCGGCGGTTGCCAAGCCCGCAAGCCGCTGAGCGCCTATACTACGCAGCGCTGGATCCTTCAATTCCTTGGCCGTTAGCGCAAGTGAATTCCCTAATGTTCGAACCACTTCGGCCGGGAAGGACACAAACGTTCCAACACCAGGGAACCGCCGTGCCATCTTCACGCCATATGGTACCAATGAGTATGTCGGATAGGTGTCGCGCACTATCGCTGCTACATGCCGTTTCAGTTCGTCTTCGGGCATGTCCGGTAGCTGTTTCTTGTACCGGCTGTACTCATTGTGATAGGCATACACCTTCCACACGTCATCTTCGGCACGATAGACGTTTTGGGCGCCCCGCAGAGTCTTTTTCGCGACACGCTGCGGGAGCCCACCCACAAGGGTATCAGAATCACTGATGGCATCCGCAATAGCATCTCGCAATTCGCCGGCACGCGCGCTTTCGTGCACAACTCCAAGATCCACCAACTCGCGGTAGATCTCGCGCCACTTCGCTTTGTCTTTCAAGCCAACGTCCCACAAATCGCCCCAAACTGTCTTTGCGGCCTCACCCATTTTGTCCACACGCCAGTGTCCGTTGGCAACGGCAAACCCTACGTTGCCGACTGTGTTGCGGACATGCGTCATCAACGATCCGATCGTCTTCGAAAACTTGACTGCCGAATTGACTCCAAAGTATGCCCTCAGCCAGTCGGGGGCTGGCGATGATTCGACTACCCTTTCAAACGCGTCAGCGATCTCTCTGGTGGTATAGAGCCCATTCAAAGGCTCCAACGTCTTCGACCCTTCCGCGGCAAACTGCTGGACGTAGTCGACCCCTTCGCGGGAAATCGGCGTTTCAAAGAAGAACTGCCCGAGCCCTTCCGACCGCACGTCTTGGAGAAACTTGTGGTTTTCCAAAAGGTGCGCCATCTTCGTCATCGATCGTGCGTAGTTGACACGAGGGTCGTGGTATTCGCCCCACAGCGCACGAATTGCCGGGTCGATATCTTTTCTTCGAGTGACGATGGAGAGGTCCTTGCTGCCCAGCTTTCCTTGTTGGATCAACGCCAGCGGGCTGTCCTCACCACGCTCGAGGAGCGCCTTGAAAAGCCCTTCGATTTCTTCGCGCGGCAGGTTTGGGTTCTCGTTTTCCAACAAGTGCCAGACCTTACGGGCCACATCAGGATGCTTTGACAGCACCTTCTCGGCCCATTTGGGATCATCGAACACCTGGTAGGAACGAGTCGCATACAAGCCGAGATTGTCGGTTACTGCTGGTACAAGCTCCGAATCGATAGCCCCAGCATCAATGAGTCGCCGACTCATGTCGTCGATATCGTTGCGCATCTTGGCAACGACCGATCGCATCTCTTCTGGAACAACCGACGACTCCCCCTTCAGCGCGGTGTCTATCTGCTCAAGTTGTTCTGACGACAAATTGGCTGTGCCGTATACCTCGCGCGCAGTGCGCCTGAAATCGCGGAGAGTGTAAGCAACTTCGCGCTGCAGAGAATTCACACCACCGTCACGGCGGATCATGCGATCGAATACCTTCTTCGGCAAATCACCGGCGCTTGTGAAGTTCCGACGAATGAAGGCTTTGATTCCCTTGCCGACTGCTGTTGGGTTTACATATCCAGCCTCACCGCCCCCAGCCATACCCACTGCGTCGCCGCGCTCTGTCATGTCCGCCAAGTACTCGTCGAAACCGCTGCGGCCCTGGACATCGTCTACAGCTTCCGGCTGTGCCGTTTCGGTACCTAACGCTGGACGCTCCTCAGCGCGTACCTGACGTTCGATGCCTTCGATGGGGTCTTGGGTGGACGCAGACTCCAAAGCCGGTACGCGCGATTCTAGGGCGTCAGATGGTCCGGTTTCATCGATGACAATATTGGGATCGGCCAACGCCTCTCTTGTCTCATCGACTGTCGTTGGGAACTCGGGTGTATCGGTATCCCACACGCTTTGATCGCCCCCAATCCCCTGAACACTCCCTTCCTTGTGTTCTATCCACTCATCAAACGCATCAAGAAGACTAGCGTGGGCCTCGGGGCCATCCTGCTCATATACATCCTTCTTGACTTTGTCCATCTCATTCTGGATTCGGTCGAGACGTTCTTCGAAAGCCACTTCAAACTCATCAAACAACTCATCGCTGACCTGTTCGCCTTCTCGCTCAACCTGACGCATTTCGCGATGTAACGACTGAAGCCGATCTAGTGCCTTAGGTTGGGTTCCAACTTCCACGGCGTCGGTTGCAACTTGCACGACGGACGGTTCCTGCGCTGGCTCTGCACGCACCACTACATCCGTTGATGGCTCAGTGTATTTTTCGAATCGCCCCACTCCAGTAGGCTCGTCAATGACTCGTCGTGTGGATGCAATGTCGTCTGCGGTGCGTGTCGCCGAACGACCACCGCGAGCACCCGCGGCAGCCAAGCTACCGCCTATTCCAGCCCCAACGGCAACATCCACAGCCGCTCTTCCAAATGGACTTTCTGCTATTTGCCCCAACGTCTCGGATCCAGTGATGTCGGCTGCCATACCTGCAAGGGACTCCTCACGTCCTGACGCGGCTATGGCTGCATCCAGCGGAGCTCCTGTCGCAACCTCTAAGCCCACCTTTCCGAGTGTAGTGGCTGGCTTCGCGAATCGTGCAATGGCTGACCCAGGTGCCATGAACTGAGCAACATCGCCAGCCATGCGTGCTGCGGTTCCGGCAACGGCACCGACGCCGCTTTCGGGTGCACCGTAGAATTCGCGTGCGCTTTCACGACCTTCCCGCAAGTTTTCGGCAAATTCATCAGCACCAACGAGTTGGGTGGTACCGATTGCAGTCGCGTACCCCGACTCGGCAAGCCCCCGACCCGTCTGCCGTAGAATATCAGGGGCCTTCGGGATAACTTGGCGAGCCGTGAAACCAATGGGATCTGCGACAGCCTGAAACACCGTAGAACCAACGTCGGCAACCCGACGCAGTAAGCCGGGCTCATCCTGCTCTCGGTACTTGGCGAACCGATCATTTTCCCGGTACTTCGCGAAGCGATCTTGGTCGGGCATTATCTTCCACCAAGTATCCGTCGTGCTTCGACAAGTACGGCTCTAGGTGCACCACGCAGACCCGCTAGGATTTGATCGTCGCTCAACCCTTCTTCTTTTGCTTCGGCTATGTCTCTTTCCAGTTCGGATCGCTGAACACCCAAACGACTCCACACGTCATCCTCGGTTGCGGCAGTTGGCATCCTGGCAGAAGAATCAACCTCGGCGTTCATCGGAGAAGCTGTCGGTACCACGGCACGTGCACCTGTCTGTTCCGAACCCGCTGGCGGCCTTGCCATCATCGGTGGCGCAACAGGCAATATCTCTCTGAACTCGCCCGTGTTCGCCATTTCTCTTGCCATCTGATACATCTGCTCATGCGGAACCGAGTGACCCGTGATCCTGTTCGGAGCGAACTCATCCCTAGTAGCGTATTTGTCTTTCACGAATTCCAGAGCTTGGTTCAGGTTGAGTCGCGCATTCCGTTCGCCTTGCGCAGGCTGCTGCTGTCCCGCTGCGTATCGAGCAACGTTCATGATGGCTTTGGGACTCTGCATGACATCGCGCGGCGCACCCGCAAACAATTCCGGATTCTGCTCGACCACAAAGGCAGCGGTTGCCCGTTCGCCACGTGCGTCGGGACCGTACGCCCTCTCCTGTTCAGCCAATCTCGACCGCTCGAGATCGTAGTTCATCTGGCGTCGATGCGCATCTCTTTCAGCGGCGATCGCCTGTTCCTCGGCCAAGCCAGGACTGACCATGACGCCCGATGATAGCGTTCTCGCGTCCTCAGGTACCGTTGCCGACGCGTTCGCGATATCTCTGAGTGGCACAACACCAGGCTGCATTATGTCAACATCGTACTGCGCCGCCTCACGGAGTCGCCGCTGTTCTTCTTCGCGTCTCCTCGCAGCTGCGATACGACCGATCTCGCTAAGCCCCGATCCAAGCGCCTGAAACGCCCCTCCTAACGCATAGGACATCGTCAATACCTCGGTCTTGTTGCACTCATCATGCTCACAAGTGTGTTGAGTTTGCTGAGGTCGAACCGACGCTGTCGCTCGGCCTCATCCAACCTCGCCTGTTGGTCACGATACAGCTGATCGGCCGCCAAACGATCGTCGTACGCCCGTCCCTGTTCGTACGATCCATACATATTAGAAGCCGTACCCAATCCCTGTAAGACCGTCTGCGGATTCGACTTAGCGTAGTTGGCGATTGCACTAAGCCCGCCAAGTTTGTCGACAGCGATGGGAGCCAACGCCGACCCGGCACCAAGCATCCCACCTTCGGCGGCGCCACCCACGATGTCTTCGAATCCGCGATTCCCGACATCGTCAGCCTTCTGCATCGCCCCACCCAGGGCGCTGACCCCGGCAGCAACTGGCAATCCCACTCCCGTAGCACCGAGAATAACACCGGCAGGTTTCACCGTGTCACCAAGCGCGCCGATCGCTCCCCGGGGCCTACCGTGAGCAAGCTCGTTGATCGCCCGGAACGGTCCGGTGATGGCGTTCTTTATCGATCCGAAGATTCCCATGGTTCGCTCCTGTTATTCCTCGTACTCATTTCCTTCGTCGTCAACCCAGTTACCTATGTCAGGATCCCAATGCCACGTGCCGCCGTTGTCCGGGTTGATGTTTGGATACTCATCTGGATTGCCGGTTGTATCGCCTGTGCCTGTTGTGCCACCGCCGTATACGTTCACGATAGTTGTCGTTGTATCGCCGTCGTCGCCATCCTCGTCACCCCATATTTCCTGGTACAACTCGTATATCTGGTCGAACCGAGCCTGATCGTCCAGCGCTTGGTCTTCGCGGAACTGCATCTCCTGCGCAAACTGGTAGTGCTCTTCGGCAAGCGCACGGTTTCGCAAATCGAGATCAGCTTGCCGATACGCATCCTCCATGTTCATGCCCTGTTCCTGCAGATCCTGCGCACGACGCTGGAATTCGGCGTCTTGCTCCAATACCGCGTATCGATAGGCATCTTCCATGTAGATGCCTTGGCGCTGAAGCTCCTGCGCACCTTCCTGAATGGCTCGCTCCTGATCGAGAGCGGCCTGACGGTATGCGTCGTCCATGAGCATGCCGGTTTCCTGAAGGCCGAGCGCCCGTTCGCGCAACCCAACTTCAAGGGCGAACTGCGCGTCATCCTGTGCCAGCGTTGCCTGGAACTGCGCGTCCTGTTGCAGTCGGCTTTGGACCTGTTCGGTGTACTGAACGGAGAACTGACGTTGCTGTTCGGCATACTGACGTTCGTCGAGATTGTAGGCCCGGGCGAATTCGCTTTCGCGCTGAGCCAACTCGAGGTTGGCCAGTTCCCACTGATGTTCCATCTGGTCCTCGGCAAGATCAATCTGGGCCTGATCTCGGGCTTCCATCAAATCGAGCTCTCGGCCGGCCAGTTCAGCTTCTTGTGTCAGCTGATCGGCACGGAGATTGACCTCTTGCTGCGAGATGTCCAGCTGACGCAACTGAACGAACTGCTCGGCTTCTCGGTACGACTCCTCGATATCGAGCCCGCGGTTCTGTAGATCGATCTGCATCTGCTGGAACTGCGAATCCTGAGCCAATACGGCGTATCGGTACGAGTCGTCCGACGACATCCCCATTTCCTGCAAGTCAAGCGACCGTTCCTGCAGATCTCTCTCCTGATCGAGACTGGCTTGCCGAAACGCTTCATCCATCTCCATGCCCTGAAGCTGAAGATCGAGAGCACGATCGCGCAGTCCGAAGTCAAGAGCGTATTGGGCTTCGTCGGACTGCAGAGCGGCATAAAACTGCTCGTTTTCTTGGAATCTGGCAGCCGTCTCTTCGGCCAACTGCGCCGCAAACTGGTCTTGCTGTGCTGAAAACTCGCGTTCGCTGAGTCCAAGACTACGGGCGAACTCGCTTTCCCGCTGTGCAATCTCCGATTCCTGTAGCCGCTCCCGGAATTCCATCTCTTCGCGCGCAAGGACCTGTGTGGCCTCAAACTGCGCTTCCTGGATGTCCATCGAACGGCCTTCGAGCGCGGCCTGTTGCTGTATCTGCTGTGCCCGTAGATCGACTTCTTGCTGCGAGATTCCAAGCTGCTGACGCTGGATCTCGGCTGTCGCCTGGTTTCGAGCCTCTTCAATGTCGAGTGCACGTCCCTGAAGCTGGGCTTCCTGCTGGAGTTGTTGTGTCCGCAGATTGATCTCGGCCTGAGATTCGGCTTCTCTGATATCCAAACTCCGGCCTTCCAACTGCGCTTCCTGTTGCAACCGTTGAACTTCCACGTCGAGTTGCTGTTGAGTCAGATCGAACTGCTGTAACCTCGCAGCCCGGTCCTCGTCCAGTCGAGCGTACGCAATTTCCTGCTCGGCCAAGATCCGGCTTTCCTGCAGATCCAACGACCGACCTTCCAGCGCCGCCTCCTGTTGAAGTTGCTCGCTACGCAGGTTGATTTCGGCCTGTCCAAGAGCTTCGGTGATGTCCAGCGACCGGCCTTCGAGTTCAGCCTGCTGGGTCAGTCGCTGTTGCTCAAGAGACAATTCCTGCTGCGAGATTCCGTACTGCTGCAGCCGTCCAGCTGTCTGCTCTTCAAGTTGCGCATAAGCAACTTCGTTCCGAGCGATGTTGTTGGCCTGCTCAATGTCGAGCGCCCGACCTTGGAGTTCGTATTCCTGCTGGATTTGCTGACCGCGAAGGTTGATCTCGGCCTCGCCCTGAGCCTCCTGAATGTCCATCTGCCGATTCTGTAGTTCAGCTTCCTGCTGAAGTCTCCGGGCTTCCTGATTCAGCTGCTGCGTCGAGATGTCGTAGTTCTGCAGTCGGGCCGCCTGCTGTTCGGACATCATCTGGTTGAACTGCGACTCCTCCATCGCCAGCCGCTGTGTCGCCAACTCGCGAGTCGCGTCGTCGCGAGCCTGCTCGAGGTCTAGGGAACGGCCCTGTAGGGCTGCCTGCTGAACCAATTCCTGCGCGCGAAGGTCGACCTCTTGCTGTGAGATGCCCAGCTGCTGCGCCTGAAGCTCGTGAGACGCCTGATCGCGGGCTTCCTGTAGGTCGAGGGCCCGGCCCTGGAGACGTGCCTCTTGCTGAAGTTCCTCGGCCCTCAAATCGACTTCCTGTTGCGCGATACCAAGTTGGCCAAGTTGCACCTGTTGGACGACCTGGTCCCTGGCTTCCTGCAGGTCTAGGCTGCGACCCTCCAACTGGTACTGCTGCTGCAGCTGTTGCGCACGTAGATCAACTTCCTGTTGCGAAATCCCGAGTTGCTGCATGAATTGCGACTCTGACTGCCTGAGTCCGGCGTAGGCGATTTCCTGCTCGGCCTGGTTTCTCGCCTCCTGAATGTCGAGGGATCTGCCTTCCAGTTCGGCCTCTTGCTGCAACTGCTGCATCCGGAATCCAACCTCGGCGGTAAACTGCGCCTCTTGGATGTCCATCTGCCGACCGGAAAGACTGGCCTCTTGCTGAAGTCGCTGCACCTGCAGGTCGTATTGCTGCTGCGTAACGCCGTAGTCTTGAAGACGTTGAGCGCGTTGTTCGGCAAGCTGAGCTTGGGCGATCTCCTGAGTGGCAAGATTCCGTGCCTCTTCGATATCAAGCGACCTACCCTGCAACATCGCTTCCTGTTGTAGCTGCTCTGCCCGCAACGTAAGTTCGGCTTCGTCCCGAGCCTCGGTGAGGTCGAGGCGCCGGCCTTCAAGAGCCGCCTGCTGTTGGATTTGCTGCGCTTGGAGGTCCAGTTCCTGTTGCGACAACCCGAAACTCTGGATCCGGGTGAGACGCTGTTCCTCAAGCTGTGCCTGTCCAAGTTCCAACTGCGCAAGGTTCCGGGCCTCCTCAATATCCATGGAACGGCCCTGGAGCATCGCCTCCATTTGCATCTGCTCGGCTCGTATGGAGATCTCTGCTTCATCACGCGCCTGCTGAAGATCGAGAGTACGACCCTCTGTTTGGGCCTGCTGTTGAAGCCGTTGCGCCTCAAGATCCAGTTGCTGCTGAGATAGACCGTATTGCTGTAACCGCCCAGCACGCTGCTCGGACAACGATTCCGTGAATTGCTCGCCCTGCTGAGCCAGTCGTTCACGCTCGAGCGCCCGTTCCGCTTCGGCCTGCCTTTCTTCGAAAGAAAGCGTCTGCCCGAACTGGCTTTCGTTCTGCGCCATCTCCTCGCGTGCGAGTTCGACGGCCGCAAGATCCCGCGCCTCTTGCAAATCCAACGCCCGACCTTCGTTCAGAAGTTCCTGGGCACGGAAGTTGATATTCTCCTGAGTGGTAAGCGTGTTGAGCCCGAATTCGCCGGCAGCCTGTCGGTCCAGTGATTCGGCGTCTGCCAGCATCTGATACAACCCGAGTTCTTCGTCGGCACGGGCACGGGCAAGCGATTCCTGAAGATCGACCATCTGCTCGCCTTCATACGAACTGCCTACCAGCCCACGGCTCGCTGCCCATTCTTCAATTCCGCGTGCGGCCGCGGCCTCTTGTTCTGTTCTTCTGAGATCTCCGGCTTCGCGTGTAGCGCTCACCAACGGCGACAGGTACCGATTGCCCTGATTCAGCCAGTCGGACGCGTGTTGTGTCACCTGTTGCGAAAGACCCGGCAGCGTCGGTGGTTGTGGAGGCGGTGGCGGCATCGTTACCGCACCGGACGGAACGGCACCCGGAGCCTGAGGAACGCTGGCTCCCGGCGATGTCGCTTCAGGAACTTCAGCCCCAGGCACCCCACTGGGCATTCCGGGCGCAGCGCTTGGCGTCTGAAGCGCCTGTGTCGCTTGCGCCTGCTCCTCGGCCTGTTGCTGGAGTTCGTCGTCTGTCAAATATGGTGCTGTCATAATCAGTGCCCCATCGTTTGGAAGGCCATGTTATCAGGTCTTCCGCTCTCTCCATCGAACATGACTTTTGTGTCGGCGCCGTCGTACTGAACCGGAATTAGATAGACCACAACGCGCTCTTCCGGCACATCCGTCACTGTCACGTCTTGCACTCGGTCTTCACGGCAATCAACTAGCGTAGTCGACTGGTAGTTATCGGGATCGTATTCTGAACCGCCTTCGCTGACATCGCCCCATGTGTCGTCAGCCCACGAGTCGGTCGCCCATGTGTTGTCGGCCCATACCGTTCCGATTTCGCCTGCCGCCGCTTCATCGGCCGCTGTCGATTGGACATGGACCTGAACCCACGGAGTGGACAGTGCTGCTCGGAACCGTAGATGCAGAGTCGTTCCGTCGTGCCGGTATCCCAGCAACGTCGGCTCACGACGCCACAGCAACTCCTCGCGCAAGACATTGATGATCTCGCGCAACTCTGGGCTGGCGCCTGGCGGTAACTCGATCATCGCCGTTTCCTCAATAACTCGAACGACAACCCGATCATCGTGATCTTGACCTTGTCTTTTGTCCGGAGTTCGATCTGTGGCGCGTCTGCGTCGAACTTGATGCGCGCTTTCTGGCGGTCGGCATGGTCGACACCCAAAGCGGTCATCGTCAGATCTTGTGAGGCCGTTGCCGTGCCGCGACCGTATCCCTGAACCGTGATAGTCGCAGTATCTTCCTGAATCGACGATACGTGAATGGTGCGGCCCCGCTTGGTCTGATCGGCGTACCGCTGTCCGTAGGGCCGCGTCCTGATCGACATCGTGACCTCGACGCCGCCAGACTCGTCAGACAACATGTCGTCGCTGTCGACGTTGTAGTGCCTGCGCACAAAACCGTCGTAGCCAATCGAGTACACGACGTTCGGTTTGTCGGTGTAGGGAGCAACGAAGAGCGTCGCTGGCAACGTGTCGTCGGTTACCGTGTCCAGATACCCGTCGGCATCTTCACTCGTCGGATCGCCGCCGCTACCGTCGGTGTCCAGCCGCATGTATCCGTTGGAATCGGACTCAAGCTCGAACCCACCATCGACCACGGCCAGGTACCCGTCTGAGTCTCCACCAAATAGCAGGTCGCCACCTGATGTACTCTGAGGCCGGTCGATCGCAGCCGCGGCAATGTTGCCGCTCCGCTGGTAGTCGACATCTCGCTGGAACAGGTTCAAAATCAACTTGCGGTTGTTTCGCGTACCATTGGTCGAGAGCACGATATGGTAGTTCTGGCTCGTCTCGTTGTAGGTGGCCGAGATGCGGCCCGGCGCGCCGTACAACTCTTCCCAGTCGATCTCGCCAAGGAACTCCTGCACGCTGTTGCTGACGAGTTTGATCTCACTGCCCGGCGAGTAGTACTCGACTCCGCGCTCACTCAGCCAACAGAGGCCGTTGTCGCCGACACCGACGACACTTCGGAACGCCGTACATCCAACCGATCGCGACCATCCCGTCGCGCCCGCCGCAACGAGTAACGTCTGTTCGCCGTAGCCGTCGATGTATGAGGCCGAGTGCCGATCGAACACCAACAGATGCGAAGCAACAACAGCCATCGCTGTCGGCGTCTGGTCTACCTGTACCGTGAGTCCGTTAGGAGACGACCACGTTTCGGGATCGTTGATCTTGCATGCCTGCACCAAGACACCGCTATGACCCGATACCCAGAGTCGCCGATCCTTGGCAGCAAGGAACTTCACGCCCGATGGAGCGTTCGGTACCGTATCCCATGTCGTACCATCCCACCGCTTGATTGTCGTGTCGCCGTTGGCCATGAACAGGTAGTTCGTGGCGCCGACACGCATCTCGGCGAACGTGTAGTAGTCCTGACGCAGTCCCGTAGCGATTTCTGTCCATGTCGTCCCGTAGTCCTCGCTCTTGTACGCCTTCGCACCGCATATGGCGATGATCTGATCGGTACCCGCAGCGGTCGTAAACCGACTACCTCCATAACCCGTACCGGCGTTCGGAACGGCGGCACTCGTCCGAATGCCGCCCCACCGACGTTCAACCGAACCGTCAGGCTGTACCCGACCATTGAAGATCTGACGCACCGATGCCTTGGGATATCGACCCGGCGATACCGAGTCGTACATCCCTCGACTGAAATCGGTCGTCAACTCCTCGATCATCTGCGCCACTTGCTATTCCTCAGTCTCGCTTGACGTACCGTTGAACACCTCGATGGTTTCCATCAGATCCGGCAGCGCCACAAGGGCAAGGCTGGTTCTGGCCTTGTTCATCCGACGGAGAATGAGTGCAAATTCGTCTTCTTCGAACTCGAAGATGGCTTCAGCTGTGGCAAGTACGCGCGGTGCGTACGCCGCAATTTTCCCAATCAGCTTCGCCTCCTCCGGTGAGATTTCCCCGTCTCGCGTCAGCTTGGGGTCTTTGAGTTTGCGCATCACCCGCAATGCAGTTTCGAGTTCGTTCTCGTTTTCCGCGGATGAGTTGGCCACCGGCGTATAGACGAAGTTGTCGAACTGGTATGCTGTGAGAGTGACTTTTCGCATGCTTGATCTCCTTATGAGCTACTGTCGGTTATGAGTCCGAGGTTTGCAAGTTCGGTGAGCAAGTCGGCAAGCGCCGCGTTTCCGCCACGAGACCCAGTGATGGTCGGTTTTGCCCCAGGCGTTGCGCCGTAGAAGCCCACAAACGACCCATCGTGATTGAAATTCGCAGCGATGTTGAGATCATTGCCCACCGTGACATCGCCGGTAAAATCCCACGACGACGTGGCATGGACGTACCGCAGTATGGTCGTCGCCTCCTGGAGTACATCCAGATCGTCGTCTAGCCCGCGAATTGAGTAGTTGTCGATGCTGGCCCCAGTGTCGCAATACAACACAAGTCTGCCGCCAGTGGTGGCGGACGAGTATATCCGCAACAGACCTCTTACCGAATCATCAGTACCCACATACAGATTTCCATCTGTCACAGCGGCACCAGCGCTAGCCGTGATGAGCCCGCCAGCCGTGATTGTTCCTGACGCGGTGATTCCCACTATCGTCAGCGACGTCGACCACTGGGGCGCGGTACCGCTCGAGGTCATGACCGCGTTGGCCGCACCAATCGCCAGCGAGTCTAGGCGCTTCACGCCCGTAACTCCTCCGGCAACTGCGTACAGAACGTCACCTTCGGTCAGGGCCGCAGAGTACAACGTTCCATCTTTGTTGATAGATAAGACGCGACTTGCGTTCGTCGCTCCATTCCAGACATCAAGAAGTAGGTCTTCTGATACCGACCTGGCTGTATTGTGACCTAGGATATGAGGTCGGTCTGAAGCGGTCGCTTGATGAATTGCTTTCAAGCCATACGTAAGGCCCATTTTACACCTCTACTTCAGTCTTGATATGTAGTGCAAACAGCGCTACATATAGATCATGCCAGCACGACACCCCACCAGCTATCGCTTGAGCACAACCGCTGTACGTTTGATTCGCAAAACGGCCGAAAAGATGGGTATCTCTCAAACAGCTGTTGTTGAGATGGCCATACGATTGCTTGCCCGACGAGAGAAGGTCTAATTGGATACGCATGAATTCCCGAAACGTTTTCGTGACAAGATCGTTTTGGACAATGAAACGGGGTGTTGGAATTGGCGTGGTACCATTCAAAGCACAGGCTATGGTGTATACCACATCAACATCTGTAAGAAAGACCGACTTGAAGGAAGACGACAGAAGATGTTGTTGGCCCACCGGCTGGCGTACGAAACACTGGTTGGGCCAATCCCTGCCGGGCTCTGTATTGACCACCTTTGTCGCAATCGGGCATGCGTCAACCCTGCTCACATGGAAGTCGTTACGCGCGGTGAGAATGTGCTTCGGGGGTACGGACCAGGTGCTACGAACGCCCGGAAAACTCACTGCATTCGAGGTCATCCTTTCAATGCGGAAAACACAACATACACCACCAACGGTGAGCGGCGTTGCCGTACTTGCGCGCGCATGCATGCGCGACGCGATTACTGGCGGAATCGCGAAGCACGGCTCTGCGACAACAAAACAGAGGCTAAGCGCGCATATAAGCGTGAATGGGCACGTAAACGTCGAGCACAAATAAAGGCGGTGAGTTTTCAGTAGCACGTTCTCTTGACCTCCTATTTCAGAACCACGTAGATCGTCCGGTCGGCACCTTCGTTCCCGCCCATTTTGATCTTGAGGTAGTTGCAACTCATCAAGATTTCGAGGTCCGTACCGGATACCCCGACGAATCTGTCAGGCGCCACGGTTGCCGCGATCGCGTTGTTGTCGTGATCGTACACCTGACGGAACGTGTCGTCCGGATCGGCTGCGGCCCAAAACGTGACTGCGGTTTGCGTCATCGTCGGGAAGTAAAAACCAAGTCTTTGGTGGTAACTACGCATGTCGATTTCGCTCGACAAGGCGGCTCCGGACGCAATCGTTATTGCTGTTTTCATGGTACTACTCCCTCAATTGAGGCTTACTACTTCCAAGAATTGTGTCGCTGTCTGAACTGGATCGAACAGAGATTCGGCCTCAGATCGCGTATCACGGGGGTGTGACAATCGGTCTTCCATCGCCTCGACGAACGCACAGAGATCGGCCGGATCGGCGTCTCGCCCACTCACTACCTGCGCTCCGCACGCCATCGACTCCCTAAGTGTCCGGGTATAGATCCTCTGTGGCGAGATGACGAGATCGGCAGCCCTGTAAACGACCTCCAATGCCCGTGCATGCCCCTGAGCGACGCCTAGCTGCCCGCGATCGCGCAGTACCTGCAGGAACACCTCGATGCCGCTCCGATCGTCCGGCAACCCGTACAGATGCAGCCGTGCGGTCGGATTCTCTTCTCCGAACTTCAGGAACGCCGCGATACACGGGAACGGCGTCACGTCGTCACGCCACATATCGGCTATCACGACATTGATGTCGCCGCCCTGGCCAGCAAAATCGTAGGGAGTCGGGCCCGGCGACCACCGCTCGAGGTCTGTCGGTGGCGACACAGCTCGTACCGGCGTGTTGCTCCAGATTCCCTCGAGGTAAGGCACGTGCTCTGGCCAGAACGTCGTGACGACTCTGTACCGCTTGTCTCTGTCCCGTTTGTACCAGTAGCTGAGTGCCGGAGGCCCACCGTTTCGTTCCATCGCGAACGACGATGCCGGCCGGCCGTGATTTACGTACACGATCGGGCGCCGGCGCCGCTCAAGCCCCAGCTTGTCGATTCCGCTGTGGTCGGCAACAACGTCTGCCTTCGCAAGGAACGACGTGTCAGCCATGGGTACCCCTCGGTCTTCCTCTCCCGGGTGAAACGGTGTTGGCTGTGGATCCACAATGCGCGCATCGACCCCTAACTCGCGCTCGGCCGCCGCGAGTTCTCGTGTGGTTTCGTACAACCCACACATGCCAGGAGTCGCGATTGCGACGTGAGCTATCCTCATACCGGCCTGAACTTGTCTCCTAGTACACCCGTACCCTGGATCTCCGTGCTGTTGACGTGCGAGACATTGACGCCCGTCACAAGCGCCGTCGTGTCAGAGTAGATCTGAACGAGGTCAGAGGCGATTGTCGTCGTCTGTGTGTGAATAGCAGTGGTATCGCTGTACACGAGCAGTAGGTCAGATGCGATGACGGTCGTATCTGAGTAAATGAGTTTCACGTCCGAGTTGATCTGCAGAAGCTGACTTGCCTGCGCCACCGTCAGACTTCCGCCTCCAGCCTCGATGGCGGTTGTGTCTGAGTAGACCAAGACTAGGTCCGACGCTATCACCGTCGTGTCGGAATAGATATTCGCGGTATCCGTATGGATTGCGGTCGTATCACTGTGAATGGCCGTGGTGTCGCTGTAGACCAGTTTCACGTCGGAGTTCACCTGGGCAAGCTGTGACGCTTGGGCCACGGTGAGTGCGCCGCCGCCGGCTTCAATCGCTGTCGTATCTGAATAGACGAGGACAAGATCTGATGCGATGATTGTGGTATCCGAGTAGATCAACAAGACATCCGAAGCGATCGTTGTCGTCTGGGTGTGAATGGCGGTCGTATCTGAGTGAATCGCAGTGCTGTCCGAATGGATCGCCGTCGTATCGGAGTACACTAGTTTGACATCCGAATTCACCTGAGCCAACTGCGAGGCTTGTGCTACCGTCAGCCCACCGCCAGCCGCTTCGATGGCCGTGGTATCCGAATACACCAGTACCAGATCTGAGGCGATAATCGTTGTGTCGCTGTAGACCTGCAAGAGATCTGAGGCAACAATCACCAAGTCGCTTGCAATCGTCGTCGTTTGCGTGTGCACCGCCGTTGTGTCCGAGTGGATGGCGGTGGTATCCGAATAGACAAGGAGCAAGTCGGATGCAACGACGACCAAGTCGCTTGCGATGGTTGTCGTTTGCCCATGAATGGCTGCGGTATCTGAGTACACCAACACGATGTCCGACGCGATTATGGTCGTGTCACTGTAGATGTTGGCCGTGTCGGTATGGATCGCCGTGGTATCGGAATGAATGGCTGTCGTGTCCGAATACACGAGTTTTACATCAGAGTTGACTTGCGCGAGTTGCGAAGCCTGGGCAGCGCTGAGTCCGCCACCGGCAGCCTCAATTGCCGTCGTGTCGCTGTAGATCAACACGAGGTCCGAGGCAATGATCGTGGTATCCGAGTAGATGTTGCCCGTGTCAGTTTCGATTGCAGCGGTATCGCTTTCGATCTTGGTGGTGTCGGAGTAGATGAGCACCACATCGGAAGCGATGATGGTCGTATCGGAATAGATCTGGAGAACGTCCGACGCTATCGTGGTTGTCTGACCGTGGATCGCGGCAGTGTCAGAGTATACGAGTAGCAGATCCGATGCGATCGTCGTGGTCTGAGCATGGATCGCAGCTGTATCCGAATACACCAAGACCAGGTCGGAAGCGATGATTGTGGTATCGCTGTAGATGTTCCCGGTGTCCGTCTCGATCGCCGCTGTGTCACTCTCGATCTTCGTCGTGTCACTGTAAACCAAGAGCAGATCGGACGCGATGGTGGTCGTCTGAGTGTGGATGGCCGCTGTGTCCGAATAGACCAGAACCAAGTCCGACGCAATGGTCGTTGTCTGCGTATGGATTGCGGTGGTATCAGAGTGGATCGCTGTTGTGTCGGACTCGATTACCGCCGTATCACTTTCAATCTTCGTTGTCTGGGAGTGAATGGCCGTAGTGTCGGAATAGACATCATCTAGGTCGTTGTCAACAAGAGGAATCAATGCCCCAATGACAATCATGCCGGTGAATGTTCCGCCTACTTCAACATGCGTGAACGAACCTGCAGCACACGCTGCATCAGGTAGATCGAGACGGCAATACCCATCTCCCACATGAACGAAACCACCGTCAGTGTGAGCCCCGGTCACCGTTTGAGATGCCTCAGTCAATGACGTCTTCGCACCAGTGGGTGCTCGACGATACCACAGGTCAACACCAGCAGTGTTGTAGGCAACACCTGTTTCTGGTGTACCATCCGAGCTATCAATCACCCGCACGGTACATGTATTATCCGTGGTGCCTTTTTTGACTGGCGGGTGTGTAATCATACTACAACCCTTGCTGGGGACAGGATATGGTCTACATCAGGTACAAAGATTCCACTCGGACGCTTTTTCCACGCATGCCTAACACGGTGCATCATCTGCATGATGATGGGAACTGCGCTACCACCACCCCCATCTTCTTCCATGATGGCATTGTCGATCGTGGTCCCTGACGCGTCGGTATAGGCTAGCAAAAGCCCGCCAGATTCCGCCGCAGCGTATCCAGTGATTGTTTCCGAAATGCGCTCTACGCCACCAATCTCAAGCGCAAAATCATTGCCATTGGGGATGATCTGAACGGTGGGCTCACCGCTAGGGGTATCTCCTGCGTACGTCCCATCGACGGACGGCCCGCCAGCGTCATTGTGAAACAGGTACCAAGTGTCGGTGACGAAATAGCCGTACACGCCGTATCCGTTCGAGGCAACACGCACGCCGATCCCTGGTGTCGTCTTGCCTGACGTGCCGTAGATATCGGCCTTCATCGTGGCGTCGGCGTCTGAAGGCTGATCTGTCGTGTAGCGATAGTAGGAGATTGCTGAGTTGCTGGTCGCTTCGCCCTTGTTACTTTGGATCTCTATGTCCGGCGCACCGGAAATATGATCCCAACCAGCGTCATGATCTTCAAGCGCTGTGCCGTTGGTATCGGTGAATTCTTCCCTAAAGACTTCAGCCATCTAGAACATCTCCGTCACTTAGAGAAGTCGGCACGCTTTGTTCTAGAGCGTGCATTCCCCACAAATTCATCGAACGTTTCTTTTGTCTCGTTCATCTCTCTGTCGGCGCGAAACATGTAGCCTTCACGAAACGGTCGAGGAAGCTTCTGCCAGTCGTGTCCATCGGCCTTTGCGGATTCCTTGGCCTCTTCGAGTGTGTCGCGGTCTCCATACCGACGTGTAAACGCACCAGTCACGGTAGCAATCCTCTCAGATATTCCGACAGCGTTAGGTCCGTACCGCACCAGCCGCGCGTTACGCTGTCGCACATCTCGCGTCGCCATCTGGGATTGTCGAGAAACGAAGCGTTCAGTGTGATGGAAGCGCCGGCGCCGGTAGTCGAACCGGAGCAACCCTGATTCCCGCCTACGCGACTGTCAACTAATTGAACAGAACCGTCCCATGCCGCACAAAGGTCGGTGAATGTCCCGCGCTCAACCGTCGTCGTTCCATTGACGTTGCGAGTGTAGGCACGAGCGTAGACATCGCGGAGCGTCACGTTGGCGCACGATCCGTTGCCGTCTGCGTAGAACCGTGCAGCCGCAAGCGAACTGCCCATACCGGCCACCAGCGAGTTTTCGAACAGCGCGCCCGATGCCGACCCGTGGCAATTCACACCGAGACCGCCAAGCGTCTCTGTCTCGCCCGTCGCGGTAACGATGCCATCGAAGGTGATGCAGTTGATGCAGGCGAAGTCGTTCGAATCGTAGGCGTTGAGAGGCGCGTTAGGCTCCCATTCCGTACAACTCGTACCGCCCTCTCCCCATCCACCGTCAGTCCGGATAATCACGTCTTCAAGCGTGACACCTATCTGCTGGTAACTCATGAACTGGTACCGGCCACCGGGACCGTAGATCGCGCTACGGCGAATCGTGGTGTTGATGCCGGTCACGAGGTTCATGGTGTTGCCGCACGCAGGGCCACCAACAAACGACATGTCCTCGTACAGGTTGTTAGAGCCTGCCATCTTGATAGCTCGACTCGATACCACGATGCCGCGGAACGTCA